AGTAAGGCAAGACTTAACAGTATCTACTGAGATAAATACACGTCCATTCCATAGGCCCATTTGTCCAATATTAGTAGGGACTTCCAAGCAACCATATGTATCTTGTTCCCAACCAACACCTTCTGAACATACAAGAGCATATTTTGGATCACCAAAAACATTCTTCTCTTCTAGTTCAATGAACAATAGATTATCTACTGTGCACTCAGAAAAGTCTGAGCTATACTGTAGATTATAAATACCGTTTGCAATTTCAGCAAGCTTCTTGCCGTCAACAATTGTTCCAGTATATCCTTTAGTTCTATTTGACATATTTACCTCTCTCGTTGTTATATAGGAGTATTGTACAGGACCCCACTGACATTTGTCTATAGTTTTCAGGGCTTTTTTTATGTGATCCGTAACACAACAAATTTTCCCTTAACATTGCGGGCGAATAATTATGCATGAATGTGCATAAATATTTATTGCGATTCGTACGGGACTTGAACCCGTGATCTCTACCGTGACAGGGTAGCGCTTTATCCAACTAAGCTAACGAACCAAATAAAACGGGGGAGATTTCTCTCCCCCGTTAATCATTTAGTTAAAATGATTTTACTAACTTGAGAATTTTATTTTTCTCTGCGGTTAGTACAGGGTCAAATCCTGATGCACCAGCCATTAGTGATTCAGAATTACCACGACCTGAACGATAGTAATCAAGTCGCTCAGTAAGTGCATTGAATGCGCCCCACTTTGTTCCCTTGATTGTAGCGTTAGTTGGTGAGTTATGATAAAGGTCATCAAGTAGAACAACCTTATTTTCCCACTTCTTTAGCGCACCCTTAGAATCCTTTTCAGGCTTTGGATAGATTGTCTGAATCAACTTAGAGAATTCAGCATCAGTAATTGCCTGAGTGTAAAGAGATTGAGCCTCTTTTTCGAATTCGTCAAAGTATCCAAGAGCAAGCCCAAGAGTTTCACGAGCAACTTGAATGCGACCTTCAACAGATTGCGTGTGGCGAATCTTGAAAGATTGCTTTGCGCTTTTCATTGCAAGGTTGAGAGTGTTTTGGCATACAACACGAACAGGAGTAACGGCAGCCTGCACCGCAACAGAACCATCGTGTGATGTCCAAACAATTAGATAGAGTTTAGTTTCATCGTTAGCACCTTGTGGGTCAAGAACCATTGTACGAGGAATATCCACAGTACCGAATACAACTTTGCCCTTCTTTAGTGAGCCAGCAGATTCCCAACGGCAATCAGCATTGGCATCGTGAATTGCATCAGCAAATGCAAACAATTCTTCATTCTGCACAGGCTTGTAACGCTTACCAACAGTAGCAAGAACATCAGTTCCGCCATTGAATGGATTATCACGAATGACAAGAGATGCAGTAGATACATCATTCCAAGATTCTGGAATGTGCTCAGTGATTGGAGATAGACGAACATTCCAATTTGATAACTTTGCTTCTTCAAGCATAGATTGTGTAGTTACTTCCTCATCTTGTGAGAAAATACGATTGGCAAGATTATGCCAAGCAGGTGCGCCACGAAGTGCAAATGCAACTTCGCCATTTTCCATTTCTAGATTATGAGCCATGGATTTATTCCTTTCGATTGGTTGATTAAGCAATTATAACAGGTGGCACTGACATTGTCTAGATTAGTTAGTCATTTGTCCGATTTGATCCATGTGAGTAATCTCACAAAAATTCAGGCGTTTTCCACAAGCAGTCGTAAACCTGTGGATAACCCCGCAATATTGCGGGCGAAGCTGGGGTTTATAACCCCAACTCCATTTTCTTTAAGCCACGTGTAATTGAATTAACTTTTTCAACTGTCTTCTCATCAAAAAATAATGCAGTTGTCTTTTTCTTTTTTACATTATCAAAAACATAAGCATTAACTCTTCCGCTAAAGTTTCTGATGTTGCTGAATACTAATTCAGTTAAGTATTCTTTATCAACACCTTGATCTGAATAGATTGTGATGTCATTCATTTTGTTTGCGTCATAGATTTCAACTCTAAAACGATTTGCCATTGTATTACCTTTGTTAGTAGTTGTCCCATAAGGGAGAGCAGTTTGGCGACTTACTCAGGTCGTTTGGGTTCAGGACTTTAGTTCTGCCCCCCAAATTATTTAGAGATAACGAGCAATTTGCTTCATTGTAGAAGCATTTACTGTTTCCTCATCTGTCATCTTTAGAATTGTGAGAGCATTTGTAATGTCCTCTACAATTTCATTGTATGAGTGTTGGTGCATAACTGTAAAATCACGCTCAGGCTCTTTTGGCAAATCCTTTTCGGATACTGTCAAATCAAAGTCAATGTTGAGTGTGTTATTCCAAGAACGATAGTTTGTGCGAAGGTTCTCTGACTTCTTGATGTTTGCGATTGCATAATCCTGAAGTTCTTTCTGCCAAGCCTTACGAGCCTTTTCATACTTAGCCTCGTTTGCACCTTGCTCTGCATAGTCCTTCTTGATTGTTGCTAACTTTGTTTCCAAAGCCTTGATTACTTTAGGTGTTGCCACCTTTACTGTGATTGCTCTTGACATTGTGTTACCTTTCGTTGGTGGGTTGTTGTTAGTGGATAGTATAGCAGGGGGGTCTGACATTTCCCCGAAGGGAGAGAGTTCTTACTTACGACATTGGGCGAGAACACTCTCTTAAACTGCCCCTGTTTCGATTATTTAGTTTTATGCCAAAGTGCTTGCTGATACCGAAGTCCAGCGAGTTTCCTTGTTTGGCATTTCTAGCAACACACGCACCGAGCCAGATGCCTGTGGGTGGATTTCCTTAATCACACCTGTTTTCTTTGACTTTAGGGTGGTGAATAAATCGCCAACCTGATACAACTTGTCGTTGATTGTCATTTTTGCCTCTTTTCTTTGTTAGGTAGGTAGTATAACATTGGGGTCTGACATTTGTCTAGCCCTATCTCAGTATTTGAGAAAATTATTGTGTGAGGTTAATCACACTCAGGTAGCCACGGGTCTAAGTGGTGAGCATCAATTATGGCAGATGCGGGTGCTGAAGTTTTACCTCGCCAAGAGATACCTTCAGGTAAATTAATCTCACGATCAAAATCCTCATCATAGAACGCATCAATAGCGTCTATGCAAGGTTGCACCATTGAGACGGGAACGGGTGGGTAATGATTACCCTGCAAGTGATAAGCAAGTCCTGCCTCTAATGACAATTCTTCTTCTAATGCTAATGCTGTTGTGTATCCCATTATTAGTTATCTCCCTTGATAGTTACTTCAGCCCAAGTATTATTTTCATTTGCAAGTGGTAATACATTAGACATAGCAAGTGCGTGTAGTGTTGCTTCTTTGCACATTTGAGTCATTGTTGCTTCATCAAGCGCAATTAGCGCAGGTAGTAGGTTTGCAGGAATAGTATCAAGGTTAATAATAGCCTCGAATACTACTGTGTGTGGAACACGGATTACATTTGACATTTGTTGCCTTTCGTTTGGTTGATAAGAGTATTTTACACTATGCCACTGACATTACCTAATCCATTTACGGCGTGTCGCAGCTTTTGTGAGATTAATCACAATTTCAAGGGATTGTGGATAACTCCCGTAACCCTGTGGATAACCCCGCAACATTGCGGGCCAGCTTGATCTTGTCAAGCTGACACGCCGCTATTGTTTAAATATTGTATAAATAATTATTGGAAGCGGGACCAGTAATCCGATTAAGATCCCGACTCCAATAATTGCCCCTAGTATATCCGTCATTTTTTACTCGCAGAAAATCTAACATCCGCTTTACCATATACGCAGAGACCGCATGACACGCATGCAGAGCCTGCATTGCTAATAAGTGGAATGCTTTTCATATTCTCAGGACATTTAGCGCCAGGCTTGCCAGTCAATTCTTTCATGGTGCCCTCAGTTACGGCAAAAGTCTTCCCAAGATATGCAAGGCGAATACCTTCATTTACTTTTAACTCATGACCAATTTCTTTATTATCATCGTCGGTGGAATAATAAAGAGATAGGTTAGCAACATCCTTAAGAATAAGCGCTGCAGACTTTACACGAGTATAAACCCAAAATTGAATATCAGGATGATTAGTAATAATTACTTTCCACGCATATGTATATGTATCATTGAAAAAATCACCGTCCCAGTGGATACGGAATAATTTAGGAGCGTCTTTCTTTTCACAATCAGCAATAAATTCAACAATCATCTCATCTAATAGAATGAGCATTGTGTCCATGTCTGCATTGCGTAAGAGCTCCCAATTGTGGAGAAGATTAGTTTTTACACCAGGGAAGAGCTTTTCCAATTTGCCAGCGTAGCAAACACTTTCGCAGATAGACGTAGCGCCAGGACATGAATAGTCTTTTCCTGCAGGTAATCCGAATGTATTAGCAATTGCGGCTTGCTTTCCATTTTTTGTGACAAGGTTAGCCACCTTTCTATCGTTGGACCGTTTAAGTTTCATAGGGGTAATTATAGCGGTTAGATCTGACATATTAGTAATCCTCATCCATTCCATGGCCTGCAGACGCTAATGCGTCTGAATCTGCCCAGCCAATAGTTTCAAAAAATTCCATTTCCTCAGACGCATAGCATTCAGCGCAGATATAATCATCACCATAGATTTCATATTCTGAATCAGAATCAAAGGTGGCCATATCGCCACAAATTTCATAGTTCAAGCAAGCAACAGTAAATAGTTCCATGAGTTGGACCTTTCGTTAGATTTAAGAGAATAATACCATGGGCCACTGACATATCATAATCGACACGCCGCAAAATTCAGGCGATTTTTAAAATGTGTCGTAATTCACACTTGCCCCCCACAAAAGATTGCGGGCCGCATAAATATTCAATACTCTGAATTTTTATGCTTGCGCTTTCGTGAATATTTTTTCTTTGAAGGAATTGCGGTTGCTGCATTTGATCTTCGCAATTCTTGAATTCGTTTAATCTTCTGCAATACATTCACATCTTTTAACACTTAACACATTCCCTTCAATATAAACTGCACCGAAATCTTCACAATCTGAACACACAAACATTTCAACGATTTGCATTTATTTGCCCACCTTTACTTTGTAATTGCTTGCTTCGTGAAATCTCACAACATCAAAACGCGGATTATCTTTTGCAAACATTTCCGCAAAATCATTTACCATTTTAGAAAATAAAGCGGGGTGCGCTTTATCGCTTGCATACTTTAGAATTTCTGCGGTTGCTACATAGTCTTTGCGTGTCATCATTTTGTTACGACCTTTCGTCCTTCACGATAAAATGTGCGTGTATACATTTTGCCAGTTGGCATTTGTAGATTTACAGTTGAGTATTCATTAGCCCAACCCCAATCAACAAATTTGTTGAATTCGGTAAAAGCCTCTAAAGCGTCTACATAGTTTTTATTGAAATGGATAGGCTTGCTATCGTATGAAACAGAGATTTGGTACATAGGTTTTCCCTTTCGTGGTTGTTAGAGTATTGTAGCAGAGGGGTCTGACAAATTAGTCAGATTCGGGGGTATGGAATAAGGCTCCCTCATTAAGTAGCCCTACCTCAATAGTAAATAGTTCATCAGGGGTAGCGTCAGATAAATCTACCCAACCTGCACCATTTTGATCCATTCTAAAAATCTCAATGTATCCCATTATTCACACTCACATTCTTTGTTGTAATCAAATTCGCAAAAGTAGCAACCCATGTATTCATCATGCGCCTTGCATACATAACGGAATTGCATTTCATCACAGCAGAAGTGTGATTCATCTAGTACCGAATAAAATTCGGTTGAGTCAATTACATCTATCATTTATTCACCAACCTTCACCGCTACATAGCGGTATGTGTCCTTGAAATCAAAAGAATTTACAGGGCGAATTTGCACCTTGTATGTATCTGCACCTGAGTACCATACATCATCATTTTTTTCGGCTGAGATAATCTCGCCCTTTACTGAATTAGAGTAATACATTTTACCTACTAAGAGGCTTTCGACATTATAGACATTCGCTGACATTAGCGACCTTCTTTCGTTGTTGTTGATACGGACATTGTAGCAGATAGCACTGACAAGGCTTCTGCCTTGCTTGCTTGACGGGTTGCCTCTACATGGGCACGGAATTCATCTAGGTTCATGAATTGACCTTCTTTCGTTGTTGTTATAAGAGTATTGTACCAGATGGGACTGACATTTATGACATTACTAGCCAGTAAGTCCATATAGTAAGACGCTCAACGCATGTGATAAGCATCACACCAATATGTCCGTTTTGTCTGTCAAATCGACACGCCGTAAATTTCAGGGGATTTTATAACATGTTCATAACGACACGCCCGACCCCGCGCCTTTGCGGGCCAGCTTGACAATGTCAAGCCGACACGCCGTTAGGCTAGTGTGATTCTTGCCACATCTCACGCATCTCCGCCTTGAAATCATGATACACGATCCTCATCATGTATAGGGCGGGGATAGCAATAGATAGTTGAACGATAGTAGTTAGTAGTCTATTCATTAGTTAGAAACCTCTAGCAATTCTCTATGTGCATCTCCATTGTTAGAACATTCATAGCAATAGGTTTCTGTAGGAACACCCAATAGGAAAGCATCTACACCGCTATAAACTAATTCGGTGGAATCGCATACATCTATCTTGCATTTTCTCATTACTTATTCTTCTTTCTCTTGTAAATCTTGTAAGCGGTTACTAGTAGGGTGGTGGTGATTAGTAGTTGCCATGATAGTGCAACATAGCACCATTCTGTATCTAGCATGAAGCCATAGTTATCTAGTTCAATAGTCATTAGTTAGCCCCTACCTTTATGTTTTGAATGTTAGCGGTGAATTTTGTTTTCTTGCCTAGGTCGCTATCGTTAAGCGAATCTATTAGGTGGTCAATAGCCTTAACCTCATGCGCTACATTGTCGATAGATAGTAAGCGAGAGCCTTGCCAAATTGAGTAAGTGATAGTCATTAGATTAGTTCCAATCGATAGTAGTTAGTAGTGTGTCAATCTGTTCATCTGTTAAGTGGTCTGTTTCGATAGACTTAGAGAAACCGAAGAAATCTTCTTCTTCTGTTTCTTCGACATCTTCTAGGTACATATCGGCAACATCTTCTTGAATGGTATCCCACTTAGAGGCTGTGTTAGTATCGAATGAGTATGACATTTGTTTCTTCTTTCTTTAGTAGTTCAATAAGATAAAGGTATCAAATAAGTATGACATTTGCAAGGCTATTGCGTGTGATGTCTATCACAGACAGTTTATGCACTCGCAACCCTTAGAGCGGATAAGGTAGGCAAGGATTTCCTTGCGTGTGTAATTATCTAATCCATATGAGGATTTTACTCCGCCGTTATGGTAGTCGTGAACTATTGTTGAGAATAGTGTTTCTGTAAGTTGAGTCATTTTTTGACTCCTTTCGTTTGTTTTTCTTTATATATAAATCATAACACGGGGGTCTGACAAATATCAACTTGAAAAAGGTGCAATTCGGACATTGTGAGGCACATCACACGACTTTTTTAGTGTATAAATCGGACATTGAGGACAATATGGGCGGACTATCAAGATTTATCGTTCTTTTTTTAGGTGTGTATCATACAAGAAAAATAAATATTAACATTTTCTCAAATCTGAAATAGTAGTTGACTAGAACTTGTTTCACGTGAAACACAAATGCTATACTAGAGGCATGACAACTTTTGATATCTTTGATGACGCTGAGTTTAGATCAGCTTTCAACAACGCTACTGTTCATGTTGCAAAAAATGTGGCGGGGTTACCAAAGATCAAATGGGATGACGCATTCAGAATCTTAGATCAGGATGTAAAGGCAGGAAACCTATATGGACAAAAGCGATATGAGAATGGTGGATTTAGAATCCTAAATGCAATGCGTATTCCAGGAATTGCAGATGCACAAAAAAAATTATTAGAAATTTTCACAGAATCAAACTATCAACTTGAGGTTGAGGGTAGATCTACACATCTATACATGAATATTACTACTCAAGATGGAACATACTGGAAACTGCATCAAGATACTGAGAATGTGATCTTCTGGAATATTGAAGGCAAGTCAAGATGGACAATTTATAAAGCGGGGGAGTACCTAGATCTAGAAAATGTTTCAGATGATTTGATCGATGTAGATGTTATACTAGAACCAGGTGATATCCTTTATTGTCCATATGGAAGACCACATAAAGTAGAGGCTGTTACTCCAAGATTTGGGGCATCACTAGGATTTGGAGATCTCAGATGAATTTAATTGCAGATGGCATCTATGAGTACGAAAATTATATCTCAGATAGTGAGATAGCAGCATTCATGGAAGTTTCAAAAAGAAATCTTAAAAATGATGGTGAGATGCAGCTATATTTTGAGCATAATGATTTTGCTCCATTGTTTCGTAAATTACGTAGTAGAGTTGATCCTATGTTTAAAAACTTAGAAAAAATGGCGGGTTTTTATAGAGTTCAAAGATGGGAAACCAATAGCGGAATGGATCTACATCGTGATGATGCCTATGGAGAACGTCCAGATCAAGTTGGAATCAAATGGGGTATTGTAATTTATCTCAATGATGAATATGAGGGCGGGAGTATAGAGTATCCAGATCAAGGCATTGCATTTAAACCAAAGATGGGATCAATGCTCATTCATAGAGGAGATATCCCACATAAGGTTCAGGTGGTAACTTCAGGAGATAGATACTATATCACTGGATTTGCATATGGAGATGACTCTCTGGAATTTTTACCATGAAGCTAATACTATGGATTGGGGTTATAGCTATACTCGTACATATATCTGGTTTATTAATTCAGATATACACGGGAGTATAGCTTAATCTGGTGAAAGCAATTGCCTTATATGCAATCGACTGTCAGTTCAAATCTGACTACTCCTACTATGAAAGCAGTTGACTAGAATTATGTATAAATTTCAAAATGATATCAATCTACTACAAAGTATACAAAACAGACATATATACTATCGTACTGACCTAGAGTTGCCAATAGTTACATGGGATGAGGTATTTGTATTATTAGATGAAGATGTAAAAAATGGCAAGAAGTATGGTCAGAAGCGATTTAAATTTGGCGGGTATAAGATTAGGCAGGCACATAGGATCAAAGCTGTTAGAGAGGCCCTAGAGGATTTATTAGAGGTACTCCATGAATCTCCATTGGCAGAAGAAGTAGGAAGTGATCATCAGATATATATGTCCTTAACTACAGATCCATCAGCATATGGTGGAGAACATATAGATATGGAAAATGTTATATTCTGGCAACTTCAGGGACATTCCAGATGGCAGATATATGATAAGACTAATAGTGAAATTGAATTTGATAAAGTAATTGGCCCAGGAGATATCCTATATTGTCCTAATGGTAGAAAGCATAATGTTATTGCTTCTTCCCCCCGCTTTGGAGTATCTTTAGGATTTGGTGAACTTAGAGAAAGGCTTTAAGAGTACATGCCAAAACTTTTTGGCACCCTCCTCTATCTTGGCCTCTATCTTTGTATGATGAGAATCGGGATGATTATCACTTAAAAAATATGGGCCATACATCATCTTTGAAAAATGTCTTGGACTCATATTATTATTATACACCTAAATTCATAAAAGGGTTCTTCTGCCGCCGAAGCACTTTTTTTGCACTATTTTTCGCACTATGTTCTGCAAAATGATAGAATATAGATATGGATAATAAATACATCATAACTAAAGTTGATGACGGAATATACTACATAGATGACTTCTTATCAAAAGAAGAAATAGATGTAATGATGTCTGAGTGCCTTGAAGAAGATGGATGGTATGGCGAAGGCGGAGCATGGGAAAACAATTTAAAAGAATGTACGCATTCTAGAGATCTTCGTCAAGAAATAAACACCCGTCTAGAATCTATTATTAACAATGATGAAGAAGAGTCAAATAGCAATACCATTGTAAACAGACTTCGTGTATCTACTGGAAACGGTACTGACTGGGCTCTTGGAGTACATGCAGATAATCATGAGTATGGCGATGGCCGTAGTGTTAATGTTACTAAGGGTTATATAATTTATTTTAATGACGATTTTGAAGGTGGAGAAACAGTTTACATTAATAAAGGTATTGAAATTAAACCAAAAGCTGGAAGAATGCTTGTTCACTCTGGTTACAAAGAATACACTCATGCGGTTAAGCATGTGATATCAGGAACTAGGTATTTTATAACAGGATTTGTTTTTAAAAAGGGAACACTAGTAAAGAGTTACAGTTAGTAATACAAAACCCAGTCAGAGGCGGATCCGACTGGGTTTTGTTGTGCCTAAGCACATGTAAGGAACTAAAAGCTCAACTTACAATATTATTGTAAAATAGATTTTGTCCTAAGTCAAGGATTATTCTACAATAAGATTGTTTTCATCAAGCTTGTCAAAAACTAATCCCATTAGGTATGTAATTGATGGCAAGCTTTGGCCCATCTTTTCTTCAGTTTCTTCTTCAGACATTCCTGATTGAATGCACATCATTTTGTTACCGTTTTGGAAAACTCTTGTCATTAAGTTGACAACTGAGTCTCTATCTTTATCCATTTTCTTCTCCTGTTGTATACGCTGGGGCAGGGCCTAATAGATAGCCCTGTTCATGATAATTTATCATCTTTTGTGTGTCTTCTCCGCCTACGACTTTATTCGAAATTAGTGTAAGCAGATCATAAATCCTATGGAGCATAATATATGTCACCATAGGAAGATTATCTTCTAGATTCGTTGTTGCTTGTTCTTCAGTCATTCTTTCTACCTAAATCTTCCCAAAATATTTCTCTGCCCATAGCGTCTGTTATGGGGATTGGTTGTGATTCATTTTGACATTTACAATTATTGTTTTCACATGTCATTTGGAACCGCCTCTTTTAACTGCTTTTACAATATCATCATAAAAGCCAAAGCCTATAAATTTTTTGTATTCGCACGACAAGCAGTACAGATAAAGATTGTCTTCTAAATCTTGATTGGGATAAAGAAGACCTTGATCCATTGGGCATTCCAATTGCGGAACAAGGCCTTCTTCAGCCATTGCTATGTATTTAGATACATACTGTATCCTTTGCATAGTCTCCTACTTCTTCGTGTCTGTTGGGAACTTTAAATAAAATTCCTGTGCTCTTTGGGTTAAACCCTTCCAAGCTGACCAATTCTCACCGCCATTAGTCATATGATACGTTATCTCTGCGTTGATTACTGGGTCAAATAATAGTACATTTGACTTCAGGTCGAACTTTTCTTTTCGATCAATTCCGAGGTTACCCAACATATTAATCTGAAAAATTCCATAGGAACTGTCTCCAGTATTCCTGTTGCCATTATATGCCATTGGTCGTCCGTTGGACTCCCGCTTGGCAATGGCCCAAGCCGTTTTAAGGGCTTTTCCTTCAAAACCTACTGCTATCAAAAGATCTTTTAAATCTTCATCTGACAGAGCCTGAGAAGGCTTATAAACAGTATTGCTGTACTTTTCTAAGGTTTCTTTCTTAAGTTGTACTTCTGTCTTTGGTTTTACTATTAGAGCTTGTGAATTTTGTATTGCAATCACAGTATTGTTACTGAATAGAAATAATGTTATCATTACTATAGCAGTCGTACTATGAACAAAATCACTAAGCTTTTGTTTTATATTCTCCATTGGCATTTCCTCCTTTAGAGATAACGAACTATAATCATAGCATTGTCAGTAAGTTACTGTCAAGTCAGTTAACTAGAAAGTATCAATGGAAATATCTCTATTTACGCCTACAACTCACATTAAAAATGCTGGTGGGTATAACTCTGCTTATTTAAACATAAAAAAGTCTTTAGAAGAGTTAGGTCATGAAGTACTTTACTCAAACAGTAACCCTGAAGTACAAGTTAATTTTGCACAACCAAATCAATTTAAGATGCACAGAGGGCAGTATCAAATAGGATATACCCCTTGGGAATCAACTGTAGTTCCTTCTAACTGGTTTCCGATTGCAGATCATGTTGATGAAATGTGGACAACATCTGAATGGAATGCACAAATATTTGAAGATGCTGGTTTAAAAAAACCGATACATGTTTACAATCATGGTATCAGTGATGTTTGGAAACCACGCAGAAGAAAACCTGATGGAGTTATTAAGTTTTTACACATAGGAGAACCAGCTCCAAGAAAAGCTGGACAGATGGTTGTTAACGCATTCACACAATTATACGGAAACAATCCTTCTTACTCTTTAACTATTAAAGCATATCATAATAATACTACTAGAGTATATAATAATTATATAGATAAAGAAATAATAGGTTTACCTAATTATATATATAATAATATAAATATTATAACAGAAGAGTTTACAGAAAGTCAACTACTTCAACTTTACTATGATCATGATGTTTTAGTTTATCCTAGTTATGGAGAAGGATTTGGTTTCATTCCGCTTCAGGCATTAGCAACTGGTATGCCAACAATTTGTACTTCTGCTTGGGCAGATTATAAAAATTTTATAGGTCCACTTTCTTTAAAATCAAAACTAACTCAGTCACCATTTTTAAATTTACCAGGATTAGTTTTTGAACCAAACTATCAACACTTACTTGAGCTTATGAGAGATGTTGTTTTAGATTACAACGCTTACTCAGGATATTATTATGCTCAGTCGACTAAGATTCATGAAAAATATAATTGGTTGCAGTTAACTGAAAACTCATTTGATCACATTTTTAAAAAGTTTTCTTAAACACTAGACCTGTAAAAAAAAGTTTGATACACTAGGACTTCACACAAAAAATTACACCGCAGGGCGGAGAAGAGGTCGTATATGTCAAGAACTATTGAAAACCCATATGAAAACTTTATTGCATTGTCAAGATATGCAAGATGGTTACAAGAAGATAATCGTCGTGAAACATGGGGTGAGACAGTAGATAGATATTTTGACTTTATGCTATCACATCTCAAAACTATGGACTATGTTCCAGATTCAAAAGTAGTTGCTGAAATAAAAGAAGCAGTATATAACAGAAATGTTATGCCATCCATGCGTTCAGTCATGACAGCTGGAGCAGCATTAGATAGAGACCATGTAGCAGGATATAACTGTTCATTTGTACCAGTAGATTCACCAAGATCATTTGATGAAACTATGTACATCTTAATGTGTGGTACTGGTGTTGGATTCTCTGTTGAGTATAAGTATGTTAATAAGCTTCCTGCCGTCCCAGATTCATTTGATAAGTCAACAACCGTTATTACAGTTGAAGATTCAAAACAAGGATGGGCAAAAGCATATCGTGAGCTACTAGCACTGCTTTGGTCAGGTCAAATTCCAGCAATTGATGTCAGTAAACTTCGTCCAGCAGGAGCAAGACTTAAGACCATGGGCGGAAGATCCTCTGGACCACAACCACTGATTAATCTTTTTGATTTTACAATTGCAAAGTTTAAATCTGCAGCAGGACGTCAACTAAAGCCAATTGAGGCACATGACATAATGTGTAAGATTGGAGAAGTAGTTGTTGTAGGTGGAGTAAGACGCTCAGCAATGATTTCTTTATCAAACATCAATGACATTGAAATGGCTGCTGCAAAGTCTGGCAACTGGTGGGAAAATAATACTCAACGTGCTTTATCAAATAACTCTGTTGCTTATTCTCGCAAACCAGAGATGGAGCAATTTATTGCAGAATGGAAATCTTTATATGACTCGAAATCAGGAGAACGAGGTATATACAATGTGGCCGCAGCTCAAGCCCAAGCAGCCAAGTTTGGAAGAAGAGATCCAGATATTCACTACGGAACTAACCCGTGCTCAGAAATTATTCTACGTCCTTATCAGTTTTGTAACCTTTCAGAAGTCGTACTACGTGAAAATGATACAAAGAAAGATATTGAGCGTAAGGTAGAGTTAGCAACTATTCTTGGAACTTGGCAGTCTACTCTTACAGACTTTAAGTACCTTCGTAAGATTTGGAAAGACAATACAGAAGAGGAAAGACTTCTGGGAGTTTCATTGACTGGGCAATTTGGACATAAGTTTATGTCAGGCAAACAAGACCTAGTTGCGCTAGAATCATTTTTAATGACTCTTAGAGAATCAGCAAGAGCAAAGAATAAAGAAGAGGCTGGGAAAATTGGTATTCCTGAGTCTGCAGCTATTACATGTGTGAAGCCATCAGGAACAGTTTCCCAATTGGTCGGGGTATCTTCAGGAATGCATGCATGGCATTCTCCATATTACATTAGAACAGTTCGTGGTTCAAAGGGAGATCCAATTTCTGTATTTCTTAAAGAAGTTGGGATTCCAGTAGAAGATGATGTAATGAAGCCAAACGATACATATGTTTTCTCATTTCCAGTAAAGGCACCAGAAGGTGCAATTGTTAGAAATGATCTAACAGCTATTGAACACTTAAACATTTGGTTAGTTTACCAACGTGCATGGTGTGAGCACAAGCCTTCTATTACAGTTTCTGTAAAGGAAGATGAATGGATGGAAGTTGGAGCATGGGTATACAAGCACTTTGATGAAGTATCTGGAATCTCATTCCTGCCCCACTCAGAACACTCATACAAGCAAGCTCCATATCAAGAAGTAAGCAAGGAAGAATATGAAGACCTTGTTGCAAGAATGCCAAAAAGCATTCGCTGGGAAGATCTATCTTTCTATGAGACAGAGGATGGGACAAGCGGAACCCAGACCCTAGCGTGTACTTCTGACGGAAATTGCGAAATTGTAGATATATCAGCATAGTGGTAGAATATAGTATTGGGTAAAACCAAAATTCCTGGGCACACCGCCCTGAGATGGAGATGATTAAATGGCACACGATAAAGCCGATTTAAACAAAGACGGAAAGGTAACAATGACAGAACAAATTTTAGCAGCACTTGGAACATATGCGAGAGCATTCCTTTCAGCAGCAATTGCTTTGTACATGACTGGAAATACAAATCCAAGAGACCTTTTGATGGGTGGAGTTGCAGCAGTTGCTCCAGTTATTCTAAAGGCATTAAGCCCAAGCAACCAAGAATTTGGTTTTAAGGCTCCAGCTAAGTAATTAGTCGATTAGAAATACTCCTGTGCTAAAATTGGTACAGGAGTATTCCTATTTAGGAGACTATGGCAAATGGCAGTAAAAAAGAATTTCGAAGTAGATCAAAACGCTACATTTAATTTTCAGATACAATATACTGAAGATGACGAGGTAACAGCTATTGATCTTACTGGTGCATCAGCAAAGCTACAAGTTCGTGATACACAGGGTGGCAGCAAGCTTGCTTTCACACTAACCTCACCAGCGGGTGGAATTACAATCAATGGACCAACAGGAACATTAGATGTAAAGATGACTCCAACACAAACCAACAAACTCTTTTATCCAAAATCTGCATATGACATTATGGTTATTGACACTAATGGGAATAAGATTAAACTCCTAGAGGGGTTCATTACTCTCAGTAGGTCGGTAACTATATAATGGTCGACAAAGTAATAGTTAAAGAACAAAAAAATAATCTAATTATTTCATCTCCTGGTCCACAAGGACCAAGAGGTAGAACAATACTCAATGGAGTCGGTAACCCAGCAAACAACCTTGGGCTAACTGGAGATTTTTACTATGAAACGACATTAAATAAATTTATCGGTCCAAAGACTAGTGATTCTTCTTGGGCAGACGCAAAAGTAATTATATTAACAAACTCAACTCTAACAACATCCTGGGAACTTGCTCAACTTCAGGGTCCAGTAGATGGAGTGTACTCAGTAGAAATTATTCACAACCTTGGATACAATCCAAATGTAACTGTGAAGTCAAGTGCTGGGGATATTCTTGAAACAGGCATAGATTACAACAGCTTTAATAAAATAACATTGACAATGGCACAGCCATTTTCAGGGACAGCACACCTGTCCTAAAAGGGAGATAGCAAATGGCAAAAAAATATTTAGTTAGTATTGATCTCAACAAGAATGAGTTACTCAATGCTAGAATTCAAAACTTAGGGGCAGCCCCTTCAAATCCAGTATCAGGTCAAGTTTACTACAATACTGGCGACAACATCATGTACTTCTGGAATGGAACAGAGTGGATTTCCACATCAGGTTCATTAGAAGTAATTCAAGATGCTATTGGTCAGTATGTAGAAGGCGGAGTTGGATTAACTCGTTCATACAATGACACAACTGGCGTAACAACCATAGATCTAGACAATACAGCAGTAACTGCTGGAACATATGGGTCTACGTCAAAAACAGTAACATTTTCAGTAGATCAGCAAGGTAGATTAACTGCTGCAAGTCAGGCAGACTTAATTGTTCCTTTAAGCACACAGACCACAGGAGATTATGTAGCTACAATTGCTGGAACAGCAAATGAAATTACAGTTTCACCAAATAGTGGTCATGATGCAGCCGTAACAATTGGATTGCCAGACAACGTAGAGATTACTGGCAACTTGCAGGTTGGCGGAAACCTTAATGTTATTGGAACAGTTAACTCTGTAAACACTACACAGATTAACATTGAAGATAACAAGGTAAAGCTTAATAGCAATGCCACTGGATCTGCAACTACAAATGCTGGAATAATGGTAGAGCGTGGTTCAGATGCAGATGTTGAAATTTTATGGAATGAAGCAACAGACAAGTGGTCACTAACAAACAATGGAGTAGACTATCACTCAATTGCTAGAAAGTCAGTAACAACACTTGGGACATCACAAACATCATATACAGTAGAGCATAAACTTGGAACCTTAGAGGTTACAGTACAGGTATTTGATACAGCAACTGGTTCACTTGTAGAAGCAGATATTAAGTTGCATGATGAAAATAATGTTAAAGTTGATTTTGCAGTAGCACCTTCAGCTGGAGAGTTTAAAGTAGTAGTAGTAGGTTAATATGTCTAGACAAATGAAAGTTGCGTTAAACTTACTTACAATGGAAGTAGATCCGTCATCTGGAAAAGAAGGCGATGTCTATTTTAATGTAATTAGCAAAAATTTAAGAATTCACAATGGTGATTCATGGATTGAGCTAACACCACCAAGTACAGACCCAACTCCATTTTATAGACATACTCACGCATTTGATGGAGAAGTTCATACAATTGATATTCAAAATCCAATTACTTTCTTGGAGTATAATGAAATTGCATCTCCCGCAGTTATCCTCCCAGAAGTTATTGGAGTAGAAGGTGGAACACCTTCTTTATCAAATGAAAACCCAAGCTGGGACAATCTAACATTATTTGATGGTGGAGAACCAGAAGAAACACCAGAAGACACATTAATTATAGGAGGAGATTCAACAGATTTTGTTGGAGATATCCTTGACGGAGGAGCATCAATCTAATGGCAGTTAGAATATTACTTAGAAGAGATACCGCATCAAACTGGGTATTAAATAATCCAATTCTTCTTTCTGGAGAAATAGGAATAGAGTCAGACACAAACAAGTTTAAAATAGGTAATGGATCAAGATGGAACTCAATAGCATCTTATGCATTTAAGCTAGGAGAAGCAAATGGTATAGCAACACTTGATTCAAGTGGTAAAATTCCTACATCACAACTGCCAAACCAAACCTCAGTCTCTGGAGAAGTTGCCGCCGCTATAGCCGCATTAACTACAACAAGCCTAGCTGAAGGAACAAATAAATACTTTACTGACGCTAGAGCAATTGCAGCAAATGCTTCAATTGTTTCAGGTATATCAACAACTGCTGCAGCAGACGCAACAACAAAAGCAAATGCAGCACAAGCTGCAGCCATAGCTGCTGCTGCAACAGATGCAACAACAAAAGCTAATACAGCCCAGGCAACAGCAATATCAAATGCTGAAGGTAAAATTGCAACTGCCAAGTCAGAAGCAATAAGCACAGCTTCAAACGATGCAACAACTAAAGTTAATCAAGCTTTAACTGATACAACTTCTGCAATTAACACTGCTGTATCAACAGCAATTACACAAGAAGTCGGTGACAGAAATACCGCAATAAGCACAGCAATAGGTAATGAAGTTATAAATAGAAATATTGCAATACAAGCTGAAATTATGGATCTTACAACCTCCGATGTAGCAGAGGGAAGTAGACTATATTTTACAGCACAAAGAGCTAAAGATGCAGTCGCCCCAGATATTACAGCAGCCATTGCAGCAATACCAGTAGGAAGCGGCGGGAGCATAATAACTTCTACCACTAACCTCCCAGAAGGCACCAATCTTTATTTTACAAACCCTAGAGCAATTGCAGCATTGACTCCAACAATTAATTCAAGAGTAGCATCATTACAAGATGCAGATGACCAATTAAGAACATTTTTAATGGACATGATTGCTGATACGAATCAAGATGTTACAAATATAGGAAACTCTTTGGATAACTATGTTTTAGAATCTTTAAGAAACCAACCTAACGGATATGCTGGATTAAATGCATCATCAAAAATATTAGAATCAGTAATACCAGATACAATTGCAACAAAAACATATACAGATAATGCAATTGCATCACTAGTAGGAAATGCTCCAGAAGCATTAAATACAATTGCAGAGCTTTCTGCTGCTTTAGGAAATGATGACAGCGCAATAGATGCACTGACAACACTAATAGGAACAAAGCTAGCAATAGATACAGCAGCATCTACATATGAAACAATTGATAATGTTGCTCTTAAAGCACCAATTGCAAATCCTACATTTACAGGAACTGTTTCTGGAATAACAAAATCAATGGTTGGTCTTGGAAATGCTAATGATACTAGCGATTTAGATAAACCTATTTCAACAGCAACACAAGCTGCTTTAGACTTAAAAGGATCTCAATCTGATTTAGAGCTCAAAGCACCACTTGCATCGCCATCATTTTCTGGAACTGTAGACTTTACAAATGCAACAGTTACTGGAATAAATACGCTACCAAATCAATTAGACAATAGTGGTAAATTTTTAACAACAAACGGATCATCTGCATCATGGGCATCAGTCGACCTTTCTCTATATGCAACTCTAATTAGCCCAGTTTTTGCAGGAACGGTTTCATTTGCTAATGCCAATGTTACTTTTGCAGATTCATCAATAGCAAGTTCAGCATTAACTGGATCGATTCCAAATAGCAAAATAGAAAATGCTTATGTTGAAGTCAATGGGAATACCATAAATTTGGGAGAATCAATAACATTAGGTGGATACGCAAATCTATCTGCACCAAATGTACAGAACAAAATTGCATACGGAACATCAGAGACACCTTCTATAGTGAGCCCCGTAGCTGGAGATATTTACATACAATACTGATAGGAGATTAAATGCCGCTAAATATTTGGAATGGTTCTTCATGGAATCCCTTCAAAAAAATCAAGATTCATAACGGGGTTACCTGGAATGATGCTCAGCGCATTTTTATTTACGACGGCACAACTTGGAAGCCAGTAACAGAAGTTACTCCAATAAATAAAGTATTACCAACCATATCTTTACAGCCAGATAATTATTTATATGGGGCACAAGAAACTATATCTGTGTCAACTGGAACATGGGATAATTCTCCAACATCTTATAAATACCAATGGCAAAAAGCACCTTATTCTGGATCATCTTTAAACTGGTCTGACATTACTGGTAAAACAGAAAATTCATTATTTTTAAATGAAGATGAATGGGATTCTTCAAGAACATTAAAATATGTTGGATATGTATTAAGATGTAAGGTTACTGCAACTAATCAATATGGAGACAATAGAGAGCCAGTATATACATTGCCTACTCCTATTGTTGCCCCACAAAAATTAACAAACTTAACTGTAACAGTTGTAGAAAATGGTGTTGTAAAGCTAGACTGGGTAAAGCCAGTTGGAGCAAATGATTTTTATCTACAATATCAAGGTCCTGAAGTAACATTTACTGAGGTACCTTCTCTTGGAGATGTTAACACATATACATTTGATACTGGAAATGCAGATGGCACTATTGGCTTATTAGTTAATCCTAAGAATACTTCTAATGTAAGTGGAATGACAATAACTGGATATGGTAAAAATGGAGTAGTTAATGATTTAAAGCCAAACAAGCCTACAGTCACAGCAACAATGGAATCTTTCTTTTGGGGAGGTAGAATAAGCTGGTCTACTAATCTAATACAGCAGACAGACTGGGTTGTATATAATAATGGTCAATTCTATGCTTCTGCATTTATGTCTGGAGGAGCATCTGCAACATCTTTAGATATCCAGCAATTTGGAGAAGGCGGAACTACTTTTGGATCCTTTACAGTAACAGTAACTGGAACGGCACCAAGATTTGATGAAACCTCCTGGAGCTCATCTCCAGGACTTACAATATCTTACCCAGTTAACCCACTACCAGTAAATCAAGTTGCCCCTACTGTTTCAACTTCAAATGGAAGAATATTTTCGGCAACAACTGGAACTTGGTCAAACACATCTTCAATCTCAATGTACCTATATGAATGGTTTGCAGACGGCGTTGCTATAAATGATTTTGCTATATATGAATCAGATACTATGAATCTTTATGATACGACTGCATATGATAATAAATCAATAACATGTTCGGTCTATGTATTAACAACAGATTTAAGAACAACTAGTGCAACTATGAGTAGTAATTCAGCACAATCCATTCCAAAGCCGCCTACAGTTATTGCACCAACATGGGCTGGTGGCTCACCAGTTATTTCTGGATCAAATAGAGATTGGTCAGTATCAAGTGTTGGTACTTGGAATAACAATCCAACATCATATTCGTATCAATGGCAGTATAATGATCAAGGATCAGTTTGGATAAATATAGGCAATGATTCTTCAATAACAACACCATCGTACCTAGATGGATTTTCAATTAAATGTATAGTTACTGCAAGCAATAGCGCAGGATCAGCAACTGCAACATCAAATTCTAGAGTCCCATCCGCACCAGCCCCAGTTGCATCATGGGGACCATGTACACAATATAACAATGGAACCGACTATGGATATGATTGTTCTGGAACAACAAAAATGACTTGGTCTAGACCAATTTATGGATACAGAGAGCAGTATTATTTAAATGGAGTCGCACAAAACACTTATAGAGATTGTACTGGGTCACCGACATATGGAGATAAGACATATCAGGCAACTGTATATTGGACGTGGAATTCTGCAGATTGCGGATATGTTGAGCCAATTGCAGTAGAATACTATAGAGGAACTTCTTCTTGTGATGTACAAAATGGAACTTATGTTTCAGCGCCTGCCGTTGACGGACCATATACAGCATCTGCAATTCCTGCAAATGTTTATACAACTGGAGGAAGGCTTTCAACATATACAGTGTATGCAGCAACAGCAGCAGAAGCATTAGCCGCCGCCGCAAATGGAGCTTGTGCAACCGTTGCGTTTTCACCACCACACTTCCCACCGTTCTTCCCACCGTACTTTAGCGGATACCCATACTTTGCATTCACACCACCACACTTCCCACCGTTCTTCCCACCTCACTTCCCGCCGTTCTTCCCACCATTCTTCCCACCGCACTTCCCACCGTTCTTCCCACCTCACTTCCCGCCGTTCTTCCCACCGTACTTTAGCGGATACCCATACTTTGCATTCACACCACCACACTTCCCACCGTTCTTCCCACCTCACTTTGCTGTTTCACCACCACGTTTTGGATTTAGGTACTAATGACATTTTCTGCGTGGGAAAACTATAAAGAAAAGCTTGGAGATACAAGGCCATGGGATTTATTAAACCCTAGAACTGAATATGTATCTGATGATGAAGCGGAATCAAAACTATCTATATGCAAAGAATGCCCAAGATTCATAAACCTTACAACACAATGTAAAGAATGTGGATGTATAATGAAAGCTAAAACAAAAATAAAATATGCGGAATGTCCACTAAAAAAGTGGTAGCCTTAATAAAATATACGATATAATTAGATAAGGTTACACCGCATGGAGGCAACATGGCAACAGATTTTCCAACAACTTTAGACAACCTAGATAATCCGTCAGCAACAGACTCTTTATCTGGTCACGCAGCTCTTCACACAGACATCAATGATGCTTTAGAAGCAATACAGACAAAGGTTGGTGTAGATGGATCAACAGATCCAGATTCATTAGACTATAAGGTCTCAGAGCTTTCTACTGCTGTTACAACACTTCAAAATACCACAGACTCTGGAGATATTCTTTTCGGTCTTGAAGGTAATAATGATCTTGTTATAAACGGCATAGAAAACAAAACAACAATTGATACTTTTTCAAAATCAGTATATAGAACAGTAAAATATGAACTTCAGATCACAAGAGGTAACGAATACGTTTCTTCATCTCTAGTGATTTTGAATGATGGTACAAACATAAATGTGGCAGAATCAAACATTATTTCTAATACAAATAACACGCTTGCTTCCGTCACTTTTGAAGAAAATTCAGGTATAATTGGTTTATGCGTAACTCCTGTAGCCGCTAGTGTAACTGCTAGATATTACAGAACTGCGCTTAAAGCTTAACAAGGGGGTTGCAAATGGCAACAGTAAATAAGAACTTTAGAATTAAACAAGGCTTAATTGTAGAAGGTACAACGGGTACAATTAATGGCCAAAACATACTTACAGAAACAGGTGCAGATAATTATATTCTGAATCTTGTTGGTGGAGCAACTCTTGTAAAGTCCGTAGAGGCTACACAACTTGAAGTAAATGGAGCAGGAAAACTCTCCGTAAAATCTGGCGTATTTGATCCAGCAGGTTCAGCAGCAGCAGCACAGTCTGCAGCAGAAGCAACCGCAGCATCTGACGCAACATCAAAGGCTAACGCCGCTCAAGCAGCAGCAATTACTGCAGCAGCAACAGATGCTACAACAAAGGTAGCAGCAGAAGCAGCACTTAGAGTATCAGGCGATGCAGCTTCAGTTTCAACCGCAGCAGCAGACGCTACTTCAAAGGCTAACGCCGCTCAAGCAGCAGCAGAAGCAACCGCAGCAGCAGACGCTACTTCAAAGGCTAACGCCGCTCAAGCAGCAGCAGAAGCAACCGCAGCAGCAGCGCTTTCAACTGCAATCTCAACAGAGGTTTCAAACCGCAATACAGCAATCGGGGCAGCAGTAGATTCATTGGTAGATGGTGCACCAGCACTTCTTAATACATTAAATGAATTGGCAGCAGCAATTAACGATGATGCTAATTACACAACAACTCTTACATCAGCTTTAGCAACAAAGGCTAACTCATCTGATGTTACAGCAAACATTGCAACAGCTGTTTCAACCGCAGCAGCAGACGCTACTTCAAAGGCTAACGCCGCTCAAGCAGCAGCAGAAGCAACCGCAGCAGCAGACGCTACTTCAAAGGCTAACGCCGCTCAAGCAGCAGCAGAAGCAACCGCAGCATCTGACGCAACATCAAAGGCTAACGCCGCTCAAGCAGCAGCAGAAGCAACCGCAGCAGCAGACGCTACTTCAAAGGCTAACGCCGCTCAAGCAGCAGCAGAAGCAACCGCAGAAGCAGCTAATACAGCACAGCAAAACGGTACCACAGCATTTACAGCTCTGAACGTTAATGATCAGGCTAAGCAAATTGCAGCATCATCAACATCACTTGGATCAGTTGTAGTGACTGCTTACGAATGGCCAAAAGCAGACTATCGTTCAGGAAAGTTCCTTGTTAAAATTGACAATGGAACACACAATGAAATATCAGAAATTCTATTAACACTAGATTCATCAGATAACGTAGCAATTACAGAATATGCAATTGTTGGAACTAATGGATCAAGAGGCTCAATTACAGCAATAGTATCTGGAGCAAATGTTCAGATAAGAGTAAATCCAGTAAATGATTCAACAATCAAAGTAACTGGAACATTACTTAAATAATTAAATAAAGGTTTTGGGGGATTCCTTAAAAATCCCCCACAATAAACAATTAGGGGATATGTGAACTTAAATGGCAACAGTAGATAAAAACTTTAGAGTAAAGAATGGCTTAAATGTCGCAGGATCAGCAACAATAGCAGGAGCAGCAACATTTTCTTCTGCCGTAAATGTAGATAATCTTGTATTAAATTCAACACCCCTAGCGTATGATTCGACAACTGGAAGACTAAAAATCCAAGTTGGCGGAGTATGGAAAGAGATAGCTCTTTTAGAAGATGCAGTCGAAGATACAGGAGCACTAACATTTATGGACATTGGTTTGGCCATAGATTTTGATGGTCAGCCAATATATACAGTCTATGCAAATGGCGTAAATAACACAGCTACTAAATTTGCAGATGGCGGAGATACAAGCACAACAAGCTATAGTATGACTTTTGATTCAGGAACAATTGCTTAATTGTTTTTGAATTTTTATGATGCTATAATTACAAAATAAGTCTAAATTAGGGGTGGCAAATATGTCAACAGTAAGAATTCAAGTAAGAAGAGGAACAGAAGCTCAATGGGCTCTAGTTAACCCAATTCTAGCAGCAGGAGAAGTTGGACTTGAGTCCGACACAAATTATTTTAAGTTTGGAACTGGAAGCACAGCATGGAATGCACTTCCTTACGCAAATGAACCATTATCTGATTTAGAGAATAGAGTAGGTGCTTATCTTGAAGATAACCTACTTGGACAGCCTAATGGTGTAGCTTCACTTAATAGCTCAGGTAAAGTACCAGCAGCTCAATTAGATATAACAGAACTTTCACAAGATGCTGTAAATACAGCAATAACAGCTGGAACAGGTGTTTCAAAAGTATATGACGATGTAGCTAATACAATTACATTAACAGCAGACACATCAATCATGGCAACAAAGATGTATGCAGAGTCATACACAGATCAAGCATTTGCTCAACTTGTTGGTGCAGCACCAGCAGTTTTGAATACTTTGAGTGAACTTTCAGATGCCCTTGGCGATGATGCTAACTTTGCATCTACAGTTGCAACAGCATTAACAGCAAAGGCTGACGCTTCTGTTGTACAAGGAGCATTAACAGCAATAGATACTAAGGCTCCACTAAACTCACCAACATTTACTGGAGGGGTAGTTCTTCCTTCAACAACAACAATTGGAAGCGTTTCAGAAGCTGAAATTGGATATGTAAACGGAGTAACATCAAACATACAAGTACAGTTAGATGCCAAAGCTCCTTCAGCAGACCCTATATTCACAGGATCAGTAACACTCCCATCAACAACATCTATTGGAGATGTATCAAATACTGAAATTGCATATGTAAACGGAGTGACATCTGCCATACAGGTTCAGCTAGATAGCAAAGCTCCTACAGAAGGCGCAATATTTACAGGCTCAATAACATTGCCAGCAACAACATCAATCGGCGATGTTTCAAACACCGAAATTGGATACCTAAATAATGTTACATCTAACGTACAGACTCAGTTAGATGCAAAAGCACCAATTGAATCACCAGTATTTACTGGTACAGTTGGCGGAATAACTAAGGGTATGGTTGGTCTTTCTAACGTAGATGATACATCAGACGCAGCAAAGCCAATTTCAACTGCTACACAAACAGCATTAGACCTAAAGGCAAACGCAGGGGATTTAACAACCCACGCAGCAGATGAGACAAATGTTCACGGAATTGCAAACACCGCAGATCTTGCAACAAAAGCTTATGCAGATTCCGCAGTTTCAACACATACATTAGATACAACAGCAGTACATGGTATTGCGGACACATCACTTCTTGCTCTCAAGTCAGAAGTTGCAGCAGTTACAGCAACAAGCTTAGGTCTTGGTAATGTTGATAACACAGCAGACACAGCAAAGCCAGTATCTACAGCACAGGCTTCAGCAATTGCAACTGCTAAATCAGAAGCAATAGCAGATGCAACATCACAAGTAAATGCACTTCTAGCAGGAGCACCAGCTGCTCTCAATACACTTGATGAGCTTGCCGCAGCACTTGGTGATGATGCAAACTTTGCAGCAACAGTAACAACAAGCCTTGGATTAAAGGTAGACTCTTTAACACCAATTTCACAGAAGACAGCATCATACACACTTTCATCACTAACTGAAAGAGATGACCTAATTGAAATGGGTTCAGGAACAGCACTAACGCTAACAATTCCACCAGCATCAGCAGTTGATTATCCAATTGGAACTTCAATTGATATTCTTCAAACTGGAGCAGGTCAAGTAACAGTAGCCGCAGGTGCAGGAGTAACAGTAAATGCAACACCAGGATTAAAGTTGAGAACCCAATGGTCATCTGCAACTCTCATGAAGAGAGCACAAGACACATGGATTGTCTTCGGCGACTTGACAGCGTAATAAAAAAATTCAGTAAGAAATTAGGAGATAAAAATGGCATCAGGCAAGAAAATAGGTAAAAAGTCTCAAGCGTCAAATGACTTCTTAGAGCCTTTAGCACCAATAGGTGTCACAGGAACAGACGTTGGAACAGGTAGAGCATTTAATAATGCTGCAGTATCTGTAGCTTTTTCCCTACCAGCACTCTCTCCTGCCGCTACATCATATACAGTAACAGCAAGTACTGGACAAACAAAAACTGGAGCATCTTCTCCACTTCTTGTTGAAGGTATTGCGTCAGCAGCATCTGTAACATTTACAGTAACTGCAACAAATGCTGCTGGAACTTCTGCTGCATCTGCTGCATCTGCTGCAGTAACAGCAACCACAGTTCCTTCAGCACCAAGAAATGCAGTTGCAACAACTCCTGCTAATAACACTGACCGAGTTACATGGGACGCACCAACATCAGATGGAGGAAAAGCAGTATCAAGTTATACTATAGTTTCTTCAGACGGCCCATCTTACGTAAACTCCGTATCTCCAAAAGATATATCAGAGACAGGTAATACAACACAAAGCTATACAGTTTATGCATTAAATGCAAACGGAACATCAGCAGGAGTGAGTACTAATCAGGTTACAACCTTTACACCACCTCACTTCCCGCCGTTCTTCCCACCATTCTTCCCACCACACTTCCCACCATTCTTCCCACCGTTCTTCCCACCACACTTCCCACCATTCTTCCCACCTTACTTCCCACCGTTCTTCCCACCATTTTTCCCACCTTACTTCCCACCATTCTTCCCACCACACTTCCCACCATTCTTCCCACCGTTCTTCCCACCACACTTCCCACCGTTCTTCCCACCACACTTCCCACCATTCTTCCCACCGTACTTTGGGTTCTCACCACCATACTTCCCACCGTACTTTGGAGGATATCCGTTCTTCGGATTCTCACCACCATACTTCCCACCGTACTTCGCACCACCACGGTTCGGATTCAGATACTAAATTAAATTTAAGTGGGGCTGGTAACAGCCCCACTTAAATGATATAATTATTGACAGGAGAAAAAAATGGCAATTATAGAAAATTCATACGTTTTTGTTTCAGATAATATTGTTCTAGGAACAGTTACATTAGATCCAGAAGCTTCTTCATATCCTAGAAAAAAAGCGGGATTTGATAATACAACTGGCATTATTGATATAACAGATAATGAAGAGGCAAGAATTGGCTCAACATGGGATGGAACATCTTTTACTCATGATGACAGTGAACCAGCACACATTGTAGAAGGACAGCACAGATTTGCTTTTATCTCTGACAATAAAATATTTTATATAAAAAGAGTTATGTATGTAAGCACAGGAACAGTACAGGCATTTATAAAGGCTGCAGCTGAAGGTGTATCAGTTTACCCAGTAACTTCTGAAACCCTACCAGAAACTGGAAGTGCTTGGAGCTAAATTAATTTTTTATTAATTTAGATAATAATAGAAAGAAGTAATTGATGTCAAATATTGGATACTCTTCAAAAGAAGAATTGTTTCCTGGATTGTGGCTATACCGTGACGTATTAAAGCCAGAAATCAATGCCATTGAAAGAGTTGAAAATACTCTAAAGGCAAGCAATGGACTACATAACTGGAAAGAAGCCACAGTAGGCTATAGAGAAAAAATTCCAGAGTATCGTGATTGCTACGATTTTAAATTAAAAAAGATGGACTATCCAGGCAAAGATGAGTTCATGCTTGAATTTGATAGTGTCTGGCAAGATCTTTACGACGCTCAAAAAGTTGCATTAGATGACTATTCAAAGTTTTACAATATTGATATGAAGTATTGGGAAGCTATGAACTTTATCAAGTATGGCCCAGGACAACACTTTGCTGAGCATGCTGACCACGGCTGGTCATATATTGCTACAGTTTCAATGGTTGGATACTTAAATGATGATTATGAGGGTGGCGGATTAAGTTTTGGAAAACTTGGCATTGAGGTAAAACCAAATGCTGGAGACTTATTTATTTTCCCATCAACGTATCTATTTTCACACAGAGCGATGCCAGTTCTAACTGGAACAAAATATTCCCTAGTAACAATGACTGACTATAATGATTCTGCACACTCGCCAGAATTTTATAAGCAGCATGCTACAAATCTTTCATTAAAAGATAGTGAGTACTAATGCACAAATTTGATGTCTACCAAACAAGAGCAAACTATGGAAAGCTTGAGCCACTGGGAATAAAAAGATCCTGGATGGACGAAACTTATGAGGCGCATGCATATAAATGTTTTCCAGTAAGTCTTTCAAATGCTCTTGGTTGGGGGATATCTTTTCCAGAGGATATTAGCTTTATATGGGATGGTATTTCTAATTCAGAATCAGATCATGTAAAGATTCTTTCAGGAGAAAAGTACGCACATAACACAAGAGGAAATGCAACTATAAGCTTTAATACTGGCTTGCTGTTTAGAACCGAAGAGAACCTCAGCATAATGGGAATGCCAGTCCCTAATCAATTTATAGACGGAGCACACCCATTTACTGGAGTCATATCAACTTCATTTTTTAAGGGTGAATTTCCAGTAGCATGGAGAATTACTAGACCAGATACAGTAATTACTATTAAGGCTGGCACACCAGTAATATCCATAATGCCAATATCATTACAAGAACTAAATAACTCAGAAGCAGTAGTTCGTGATATGTTTGAATTGCCTCCAGGGTTTTTCCCAGATGATAAATATGGAGATATTGTTTATGAGATAAATAAGGCTGGCAAGTGGACAAATTTCTATAGAGATGGTGTAGATCATTATGGTAATAAAATAGGTGATCACGAAATAAAAGCCTTAAGATTAAAAGTTAATGACGGAAAGCCAGTGGCCTGCAGTGACAAATAAAATAACATTTCATTCTAATAAAATTTATAATAAGAAGGATGGCACTCATTCACCATCTCCTATGAGCAAATCACTTGCAAAATGGTGGCAAGATGCAAGTATTTATATTAAAGATCCAAATGGAGTACCTTACGTAAACCCAGATGGAATATCAAAGGTAATGTCCTATAAGTCTTGCCCAGCAATACTTGATATATTTACAACAGGATATGCTCTACTTACTCCATGCGATATTGAGTTTTATGAAAAGCGTGGAAGAACAAAGGTTAAAACAGATATTGGTTTTGAAGACTTTGTTGGAGAAAGAGCAAAGATGGAGGGATTTGTAACACCAGCAGGATATGACGATGATCATTTTCATTGGTATGCAAATTGGGCACCAGTCCTTCCAGAAGGATATAGCGCAATCTACCTATCCCCAGTTAATAGATTTGATTTACCATTTTTAACAGTGGCTGGTATAATAGATAGTGATAAGGTAACTAACTCAGGTCTTATCCCGTTTTTCTTGCAAAAAGGTTTTACAGGCGTAGTGCCAGCAGGCACACCGTATATGCAAATAATTCCTTTCAAAAGAGAAGACTGGGAATCAGACTTGGTTTTTAGGACGGCAGAAGAGATTTTACAAAAGCATATGGAGACAGCTAATACATTTAGATCACCAGATGGTGGAGTCTATAAAAAGAAGTTTTGGTCAAAAAGAAAATACCAATAGGAGAAAAAATGCAAAAGCAAGTAAATACAAACAAAGAGCATAATTACAAAGAGCTTACATCAATTACGCCTTCTGGTTTTTTTGGTGATTCAACAGACAATATTGTTGAGTTAAAAAACTTTTTAACAGAAGCAGAAAAGCAAAGATTAACTGATTTTGCATTTAGTAACAAGACATGGGATATAACAGAGTCACATTTTAATGAAAACGGCACAGTTATATATGATGCAAATGTATGGGCAGACAGAGTATGTACCAGAAAGTCCATGGATATATCTCATGACCCTTCAATTGTAACTGTTGTTGAAGGACTAATTGTTAGACTTAAAAAAGAAGTAGATAAATTTTTTGATGTAGACGTACAGGCAACGGGCCCAGCTATCGTAAGATGGCCAGTTGGAACTAGACAAGATCCTCATGCAGATAAAGAACTTCACGAAGGCCCAGATGCTGGAACGCCTAATGATTTTCCACATTACGACATTGCATCAATATTTTATTTTAATGATGATTACGAAGGCGGAGAACTATTCTTTCCAATACAAGGAATTGAATTTAAACCAAATGCTGGATCAGCTTACTTCTTCCCAGGAGATAGAAATTACGTTCACGGAGTAAGGCCAGTCTTATCTGGTAATAGATATACATCACCATTTTTCTGGAATATATTAAAACATACAGGAGAAAAGCAGCCGTGAGTGAACTTCAGTACAGAGAAATTTATCCAAAAGTTTTTGTTTATTCTAACCCCTTCAGAGACCTAGACTCATTTTTAAATACAATAATAGAGTCAGAGGTAAATCCTGAAGGCTCAATGATTTACCCTTGGGAAGATTGGTATACGTTTGGTTTAGAGGCAGATAACTTTATTCGTGATGCAGAAGATACTCCAAGGGTTATAAAAGAAAGAGAAGTTCTAGCAGAAATAGAAGGAGTATTTTTTACAGTAGTTGATGACTATTTTAAGAAAAATAATGTTGAATACTCATTTGAATCATTTGTTGATGAAGTTGATGGTAGAACAAAAAACAAATGGATAAAAATGGGCCCTTCTATATGCAAATATAATGAAGAAGCAGAAGTAGCACTAGATCTTGCAATGCACTATCACACAGACTACCAGGTAGAAAAAAGAGACGCTAGAGGATATAATTTTGCGGTAACCGTAACTATGTATTTAAATGATGACTACGAAGGCGGCGGAGTTGATTTTTACATAAACGATAAGCTATTTTACTATAAGCCAAAAGCTGGAGATGTAATTGTTTTCCCAGCAGGAGATCCTAATTTCTTAACAGATGGTGATGAGTTATACCATCACGGAGTTAGAAAAATTACGGGTAAGCCAAAGTACTTTATCAGAAACAATATGCTTAGATTTCATGAAGGCACTGAAGAGTGGATAAAAAACCAGCAGCTTTATGGAGAAGAAATTTGGGCAGAGATGGAAAGAGAAAGATGGAAAAGAGACAGGGCAAACGGAGTTTATCAACAGATAAATCGACAAGACGTATCGAAAGCGAGAAGACTAAATGATATATAATCTTGATGGCAAGAAGGTTTTAAAGAGCGATGTAGTACTGTACGAAAACTTTATATCACCAGAACACTGTGATGCTATATTAAAGTATTGGGATCACTCAACAGAAAAGGGTACTCTTATTTGGGGACCAATTTCTTTTTACGAGTCATTCTCTTCAAACTTACCAGAAGATGACGATATGTTTAAGTTTGGATTACCAGCAAATTTCTTTACAGATTTAGAGGCTGGCATCAAGGCTGCCACAGAAGATACAAGAGGTGGACCACTTAGAAAAGTTAGCTACCACTCACAAAAATGGATAGAAGGTGCATTTGCTGGATTCCATTCAGATAATACTCCACTAGACAGCCCAGAGTATAATGCTTTTGAAAGAAGTAAAATGGCATCATTCCTTTATCTTAACGATGACTTTGAAGGTGGAGAACTTAACTTTAGAGATCATGAGATAACAATAAAGCCAAGAAAAGGACTGCTTGCAGCATTTGAGGGTGGTCATCACAATATACACGAAGTATTACCAATAGAAAGTGGAACAAGATATACAGTTGGATCATTTTGGGATTTTGAAGAGATAGAGTATAGTGATGAAACAAGAGCTAGATGGGAAACGGAAATCGCAGAAGCAAGACTACAGCAAGCAAAAGATGCTGAAGAGTGGGCTGAAATGAGAGACCGTGGAGAGAGACTTCTTCCTGGCCCAGGTGTATCAAGCAGGCCAGCAAAAGAATTATCGGGGGAGATATCATGAATGTAGTAGAGCTACACGATGGAATACTTTATGTAACAGGACTAATTGATAATCATGAAGATTTAATTTCTGCAATTGAAAAAACAGAAGATAATGAAAAAATGACTACCTTGATTCCAAAATGGAAATCTTGGGAAGCTTGTAGCGGAGAGATGTATGTTTATGGTACAAACAAAAACATAAACTCAGACCACTGGAAAAACTATAAGTCTGGTGAGCTATCAAAGTTAATAGATGAAGATACATTAGATAAATTCTCTTACATATTTGGTACCATAAGCTCAGCCTTTAGAAATTCATTTGAAGCTTACAGAGAGTTTTATAAAATAGAAGATCCATTAAATATGTATCCAGATGTCGGAATTAACAAGTACGATGCTGGAACTTTTATGGGCGGACACTTTGATCAGCAAGAAGGAGATGAAAGGTTAAGATACTCTGTAGTGTTATATCTAAATGATAAATACGAGGGTGGAGAAATATCATTTACCATTAAAGACGGAGTAGTTGAACATGAAGATAAGCCACACCCAGACTTCCTTGCAAAAGAAAATGTAGGTAAGGTAACAGTTTCTATAAAGCCAGAGGCTGGAAGTGCAATACTATTTCCTTCTTCATCACCTTACAGCCACACAGCACATTTAGTTAAAAGTGGACACAAATACATGTGTCCATCATTTTGGTTTACTGGAACCGAGTTTATAGGAGATTGAAATGTACGAGTTTCACCAATTAGCACCAAACATATTTTATTTTACTAATTCAATTTCTGAGCCTAGCAGATTAATAGATCTTATAGAGCAGTCAGAGGATGACGATTCAATTGACACTGCATTTATATCTAAATGGAAGCCATGGACAGCAAGCAATGATTCAGATACTGTATATGGCTATGCAAAAATGATTGATGCTAATTATGAAAAAATTGGTAAAGAGCCTTCTCCAAAAGAGCTTTATATAATTAATAGCGTTATTGCAAATATGAAATTCTGCGCTTCATTATATAAGCAATATAATAATGTAGAGGGCGATGTAAAAATTGATACCGACTCTGCTATTAAAAAGTATAATGTTGGAACAGAAATGGGTCCACATGCTGATCAAAATGACGGAGATGTAAGATTAAGATACTCTATTGTTTCATATTTAAACGATGATTATGAAGGCGGAGAGTTAGCCTTTCCAAATCAAAACGTTACTATAAAGCCTCAAGCTGGAAGTATAGTTATATTCCCATCTTCAGAACCATATCTGCACCAATCTAAAAAGTTAATATCTGGCACAAAGTATATGTGCCCAGGCTTTTGGCTTTGGTAATTTAGGTGGTATAATTAAAAAATGGCTACTGTACCAAACGCAAAAGACTTTAGTTACCCAGACTACACAGATACCCCTGACGTACCTAGGGATATCTCTCAGCTTGCTTTGGACATTGACCAGTACTTAGACGCACACCCAGGCCCTGTAGGGCCCGCAGGCCCCACAGGAGCCACAGGAGCGCAAGGACCGCAAGGTCCCCAGGGATTGACTGGCGCAACTGGACCGCAGGGTGAGCAGGGTGTGCAGGGGCCCGCAGGTCCAAAAGGTGACAAAGGTGACGCAGCTGCAACAGTAGCTGTAGAATCAACAGCGACAGGTGCTGCTGGAACAAATGCAAATGTTACAAACTCTGGAACATCATCTGATGTAAAGCTTAATTTTACAATTCCAAGAGGCGCAGACGGAGCAACTGGTGCTACTGGACCCCAGGGCCCACCAGGACAAAATGCAAACATTGATCCACTAGACAATAGAATAAGTTTAAACTTAGCAACATCTTCTGCATATGGAGTTAATTCAAATTGGTACCCATCATCAAATAACTTTTTTGATTTAGGTCAAGAGATTGATGTATTTTCTGGAATACCAGTTGCAAAGAATTGGAAGAGGGGATTCTTCCAAGGCTCAGTATATGCTGCATCTTTAATTACACCCTCAGACTTAAATTTAAAAACAGAGATAGAGTCTTCTGATTTAGGATTAAATTTTATTAATTCTCTAAACCCAGTAAAATATAAATACATAGTTGGCGATACCGTAACTACATTTGACCCAGAAGGCAATCAGATTGAAACACCAGTTGCTGGCGAAAGAGTTCATTATGGATTGATAGCTCAAGAAGTTAAAGCAGCAGTAGATGGATCTGGGGCAGAAGATTTTGGCGGATGGATTCTGAAAGAAGATCAAAGTCAAGCATTAAGGTATGAGCAGTTTATTGCTCCACTTATTAAAGCCGTACAGGAATTATCTACAAGAGTTGCACAACTAGAACAGGGGTAATTATGTCATATAAATACTCTGTCTTAGCAGACAACCCAATAGTATATTATAGCGGTGCAATAACAGAAGCATTTAGCATTCCGTCTTACCAAGATGTATTGAATGATTATAATACATATGAGGAATTTAAAGCTGCATTTGCGAACTACTCATTAGACTCTGGAAATGCAGTTGTCGATATTTCTGGTTGCCAAAATAACGGATTCTATTCAGGAGAAGTAAAGTCAGATATTATACCTTTAGTATACGGTGACCCATATGCAATAAAAATAGATAGCGTTGCATCTATTAATATAAATAATGCAAGAGGATACAACGGAGAAATTGTTAAAGGCGGATTTGCAAAAGATACATTCTCTGATAATACATTTTCTTTTGAAATTTTTATATACCCTTCAATCAATGCTTTAGAGTCTGACCCAATACCATTAATTGGAGATTCATTAAATAGCGTAGGATTGTTCTATCATAAAGGCAATATTCTTTTTAAGCTAAATACAAATACTATTGAATATACTTTGCCATACAAAAATAAGGCTTACTACCTAGCTGCAGTGTACAACAAAGACTCCGCAATGCTTTATGTAGATGGAGAATTGGTTTCATCGATAGACATTGAAAACTTTAAATTTACAAATTCTAATTTGTCTTTGCTATGCGGGCCAACTGAAAATAGCAGCAACTACTTTTTAGTAAATGGCCTAGCGATATACAGATACGCACTAACAGATGTTAAAATTAAAAACCATTATTTAAATGCAGTATCAACAAGACCTTTAGATGTCTATGGTCCATTAAATGGAAAAGCTTTTGAAATCAATGACAGTAACTATATGACAGATTTTGTTTTTAGATACCCAGTAGATAAAGATTGGTCAGATATATTAGTAGATGGTCTTGATCACAACACATCTAAAAAAACACTTTCTATATCTAAAACAGATACTGCAGAAAACTCTGTTGTTGAAATAGTAGACATGATATATATCCCATACTCTCTTTCTCCAACTTCTTCAAAAATAGAATGGGCGGGAGACAATGGAATAACAGTATTTTCAAGTACAGACGGAATAGCATTTGAGCCGTGTGAAAACAACTCAGTGATACCTAAATATACCTCAACAGACTTTAGTGAATCAAGAAAGCTTTACATTAAAATAGTATTTACATCTGAAGATACATCTAGATATATACCATCTTTAGAGTATCTCATAGTTAAAATGTATGCCGACAATAAAGAGTATTCAAACAATTCTCAAGACTACCTATATCCAGGAGATAACAATATTGGAATTGGTAATAGAAGATATCCTATTTTGACTAGAGACTCAAGAAGCGGAGTAAATGTAGAGGCTGGTTCAGGATTCTTCATCAACACCTCCAGCCAAATAAATACGATAGAAATGTTTTATACCCCAAACTCCAGAATTGCGGGATCCATTGTTGACGGAATTTCATGGAATAGCTCAGGTCAAATAAGCATAGGAAGTAACATTTTGAGATTCTATGTCAATGGAGTAAGTAAGATATTTGATTCAAATATATCAACGGTTTTTGAGCCTGGCAATATGTATCATATTCTAGTCGTACTAAGAACACCAGTATCTGGAGATATAGAGTTTAATGGTTCTGGCCCAAAGTCTCTGTATCAAAATATAACCCTGTATGAGAAGCAGTTTAATGTATCTGAATGTTTATATAATTATTCATTGTATATAGGCAGAGCAACTGCAGTAGTCTATGATTCTGGCATCGGAATGACCGAAAGTTCTGTAGAGTACTATGATAATGACTGGGTGGTTCTCCAGAACTCATAGTTTTGTACAAAGTCTTGACAAAATCTGGACTTTGGCATTAAGTAATGGTAAAATTAAGTACTATGGACATATTAAATCAAAGATCATCAATTGTAGAAGAGACACGACTTGGCATATACGTATGGGAAATGCCAGACGGTAGATGGATTGGTGATGATGATGGCAACTTCCTTTCTGTTACATCAATGAAGGGCAACAAGTCAAAGATGGACCAACTTGCTAGAGAAGTGCGTTCATATGGTATTGACGTAGGGCAGCCCAAGTTTTTAGCGGGGCGTAGAAAAATTGACGATGAAGAATTTGAGCATCAGTCACAGAGACTTCAGTGGGGCCTAGTGCCAGATCCGCTAGACATTGGTAACTACAAAGATGGTGCCTTAAGGAATGGTAAAGTACAATGACAGCACAATTTATTGAAGATGGCGACGACAACTCTTCAACAATTAACATATCAAATACTGCTGACTGGTTTTCATTTAAAAAAGAAAAAGAGCACTTTGATCCATTTGCAATAGGCATCGATGATTTAAAAAAAGTAAGAGGTCTTGGAACTAACTTTAAAAGAAAAGTAAACAGAGATTTCTCTAAATCGTTTACTGGTCAAGACGGGGCGGCCACACAACAGAATTTAATGGCTCAAGCAATTAGCGGATATGCTATGTTTGACTTGATTCAGCCACAATATAATTTAGAGTACTTATCACAGGTATACGAAATATCAACATACAACTATGCAGCAGTTAATTCTAAGGTTGCAAACATTGTTGGGCTTGGCTACAATTTTATGGAGACAAGAAAAACCAATGATGCTATTGATGAAATTACAGACGATAAGCAGCTTGAAAGAGCAAGAAGAAAAATAAACAAATTAAAGCAAGATCTACAAGATTGGCTTGACTCTACTAACGATGAAGATACCTTTACAGAAACACTAATTAAAGTTTATACAGACCTTGAAGCAACTGGAAATGGCTATCTTGAAATAGGAAGAACTACAGCTGGCAACATTGGTTACATTGGGCACATCCCATCAAAGACTATGCGTGTACGTAGACTGCGTGATGGATTCATGCAGCTTCTATATGGCAAGGCGGTATTCTTTAGAAACTTTGGAGATACAGAAACTCCTAATCCAATAGCAGGTGCAGAGGATAGACCTAACGAGATCATTCATTTAAAGAAGTACACACCAATGAATAACTATTACGGCATCCCAGACATTATTGCAGCACAAATGGCATTGACTGGAAATGAATTTTCTGGAAGATATAACCTTGACTACTTTGAAAACAAAGCGGTACCAAGATATATTATTACAGTAAAGGGAGCAAAGCTTTCACCAGAGTCAGAAAGAAAGCTTCTTGAATTTTTCCAGGTAGGGCTTAAAGGCAAAAACCATAGATCACTTTACATCCCATTGCCAGCAGATACACCAGACTCAAAAACAGAATTTAAGATGGAGCCTATTGAAGCAGGCGCACAAGAGTCTTCATTTAATGTATATCGTGAAACAAATAGAGATGAAATTCTTATGGCTCACCGTGTACCAATTAATAAAATTGGTACCCCACCAGGAGTCAATTTAGCGGTGGCACGTGATGCAGACAAGACATTTAAAGAGCAGGTTTGCCGTCCAGCACAGATGAGACTTGAGAAGAAAATCAATGCAATTATTGAAGAAAAGACAGACGCTCTAGTTATTAAATTTAATGAGCTAAGCCTAACTGATGAAATTTCTCAGAGCCAAATTGATGAGATTTATCTACGTATGCAGGTCTTGACTCCTAATGAAGTTAGAATTAGAAAGGGCATGATTCCACTAGACGGAGGAGACGAAGTCATAGAATTAAAGCCACAGCAAGAAGCAGACCAAAGAGCTAAATCTACTGGCAATAAAACTAGAGATCAAGAACGTGCCAAGACTGCCCCAGATAAAAATGGGGAGGGTAGAAATGCCAAAGGCGACGGTCCAAAAGTCAAATAACTTTACTCAACTGCTATTTGCCTTTTGATATATATACCTATAAAATTAAGCATATGATTATCGAAAAGTCTAACTGGTCTAGTGATGGAGAAAAACTCCATCTCTCAGTACCCTTTACAAAAGTAAACCGTGAACAGAGAACTGTATCAGGATTTGCAACATTAGACAATGTTGACCAAACAGGCGACGTTGTTACAGCAGAAGCAAGCATGAAGGCATTTGAAAATTTCCGTGGAAATCTTAGAGAGATGCATCAGTCAATTGCAGTAGGCAAGGTTATTGGATTTAAGCCAGAGACATACTACGATCAAAAATCACAAACATTTTATAATGGAGTCTATGTAACTTCATACATTTCAAAGGGTGCACAAGATACTTGGGAAAAAGTTCTTGATGGCACTCTTTCTGGTTTTTCAATTGGCGGAAAAATTAACGAATCAGATAATGAGATTAACAAGGCAACTGGAGAGCAAGTAAGATTTATTAAAGACTATGATCTTGTTGAGCTATCAATAGTCGATTCACCAGCAAATGAACTATGTAACATTTTTTCTATTGAAAAAGTTGGTGGCAAGATGGTCTATAAGGGAATAGCAACAGAAGTAGTTGCTGAAAATATTTTTTATTGCGAAGAAAGTGATTCTGTATTTATATCAACAGAAAAAACATTTGACTCACCAATATCTGGAAAGCCAGCTACTCTAATTGGCTGGGTTGAGTCATCAGATATAAACAAGTCAAAAGAAATAGATAAGATTCTTGCTTCATTCAAGAAGACAAGATTAGCGTTGCCTGATACACAAATAGCAAAACAGGCAAACGTAGAAGGAGGTAATGAAGTGTCAGACGTACAAAATGAGACAGTAATTGAAAAATCTGTAGACGTACTAGAAGAAGCACCAGCTGTTGAAGCTGTTGTAGAAGCTATTGTAGAAGATGCTCCTGTAGCAGAAGCTGCAGTAGTAGACGCTCCTGCCGACTCCGTTGAAGAAGCAGCCACAGCAGAGGTTGATACACCTGATTTTGCAAAAATGTTGGGCGACCTAAAGGGCTTTTTCTCGGACACACTTTCAAAGGCTACAGAGGCAAATGCTGCACAAGTTTCACAGATCAAAGAATCTGTTGAAGCATTCAGCAAGAATGTCGATGTTAGAATTTCAGAGTTAGCAGAGAAGCACAGCGCACTAAGCGCAGCAGTAACAGAAATAAAGGGCACTATTGACGGTGTTCAGAAGCGTGTTGATGCCGTAGAAGGCGAAACAGCAATTAAGAAGTCTTCAGACCTCGGCGGGTCTGAAGTAGTAACAAAATCTAAATCAAAATGGAACGGTTCTTTCCTCGGTTCCGTAAATGAAATCTTTAACTAAAAAGGTAGGTGAAATAAATGAGTAATGAATTATTAGAAAAGGCAGCAGCAGCAGGTACAACAATCGCTGGTGGACCACAGTCCGCTAACGGTACCTTCGCATCTGCAACAGGTGGTTCAGGAGATCACGTTGCGTCAGAAAATGGCAACGGTGGTGTTCTAAACCCAGAGCAGTCAGCAAGATTTTTAGATTATATGTTCGACGCTACCGTAATTGGTAAGGTTGCACGTACGGTCCGAATGAAGTCTGATACAACAGAGATTGACCGCATGTCAGTTGGTGAGAAGCTTGTTAAGCTTGCAACTGAAGCAGAGAACACAGGCGTTAACGCACCAGTGACATTCTCAAAGATCTCTCTAACAACAAAGAAGCTTCGTTTAGATTGGGAGCTTTCAACTGAGTCACTAGAAGACAACATTGAAGGTGCTGATCTCGAAGATCACATTGCCAGAATGATGGCAACACAAGCTGGTAACGACATTGAAGATCTTCTTCTAAATGGCGATACAGCACTATCATCAGATGCACTTTATAAGTCATTTGACGGTGTAGTTAAGAAGGCAAAGGCTAACGGTCACGTTGTTGATGCAGCTGGTGCGGGAATTTCTCGTGCAGTGTTCAACTCAGCTCTTAAGGCTCTTCCACGTAAGTACAAGCAGCGTCGTACAGACCTCCGCTTCCTATCAGGTTCAAACTTGATCCAGGATTACTTATACTCAACATCACAGAACATCCAGAACGTTAACCCACAAGATATTGCTTCAGGCATCATCCGTGGTGAGGTTGCACCAGTTTCTGGTCCTGCAGGATATGTAGCTCCATACGCATTTGGTATTCCAATCGTTGAAGTTCCACTTCTTCCAGAAGTTCAGACAGGCTCATACTCAGGAGCATCAGGTTCACACGGTGACATCCACTTGACATTCCCAAATAACGTAGTTATTGGTATCAAGCGTGACGTTACAGTTTACCGATTCTTCTGGCCACGTAAGGACTCAATCGAGTACACAATGTATACTCGTGTTGGCGTTCAAATCGAGCAGGCAGACGCTTGGGTTGTTGTAAAGAACGTTAAGGTTGCTTCTTAATTAATTTAAGAATTAAACCACAGAAAGGCCCCCAATTAATTTTGGGGGCTTTTCATTTTAATTGACTAATGCTATAATTAAATGACCTACAAGAAGGAGAAATAAATATGTCGTTTGACACATTAAAAGTAGCCGAATTAAAAACAATAGCCGAAGATTTTGCGGTAGACACAGATGGCCTTAAAAATAAAAAGGATATCATAGCTGCACTTGCAGAAGAAGGAGTTACCTATTCAGTATATGCAAAGACATTGCAGACACTAGAAGAGGCAGCAGAAGAAATTGAAATTTTACCAAAGTTTGATCCAAAAGCACAGACAGAGGATTCAGTATTGGTCCGTATGACAAGAGCAAACTTTAGATACGATATTCATGGGTACACATTTACAAATGATCATCCATTCGTAGCAATGTCTGAAGAAGATGCTCAAAAAATCTTTGATACAGAGGAGGGTTTTCGTTTAGCCACACCAAAGGAAGTTCAAGACTTCTATAACTAAACGAAACGTTATATATGGCAGAAGTATATAAGAACAGCAACGCACCAGCGTCTACTAAAATTTTTTGGGGTGGCGCTATTGTTGATGCCGAAGGTGATGTACGTGTAGACATATATGACATAACTGAAGACCCAGGAATTTTGCCATCCATTAATCCAGCGACACCAATACTTACAAATATCTTGGCGTCAAAGTCTGAGGTTGATTATGGATCATATCAAATTAATATTCCGTACTCAATAACAAATAGAGACAAGAGTCTAAAGCTTGTCTGGAAGTATCAGATGAATTCAACCAACATACAGCATGAAACATTTGTTAATGTTGTAACACCATATGCTTCTCTTGCTGAAGTTATTGAGGACCTTGGTCTTGGAACAGATCCATCTGACCCAATGTATAAAAGCTATCATGAATTAGTTATGGCAGAAAAATTTGCCCGTAAAGTAATTGAAAGCTATACAGGACAAAGATTCTATTTGTACGATAGCACTGAATCTATATACGGATCAGGTTCTGATGTTTTGCCATTGCCATTTAAAATTAATGCATTGCATGAGTTATATGGAAATGATATAAAGCTTATAGACAATATAAATGAAGAAACAAATTGGGTATTCAATCCAATAATTTCTGAGACAGGCTTTGGATTAAGAATAGATAGAACTAATACTCTTGACAACATAACATACAGTGCAAATGGATTAATCCCGCCATCAATTAATGACACATATCACGGGGCTTTCCAGAAAGACGTTAAGTATCGTGTTCAAGGAAAATTTGGCTGGGCGGAAGTACCAGACAATGTTGAGCAGGCAGCCATCCAACTAATAGGAGACTACTTCTCTAAGGATAGAGTCTGGACAAATAAGTACCTAAAGAATATTAAGACATTTGACTGGCAGTTTGAATATGCGTCAGATGCTTACAGAGGAACTGGTAATGCCTATGCAGATCAGTTACTCTACCCATATGTCATAAGCAGCATGGTTGTTATATAATGTTAGACCTTATAGACTCAATACTGGTAATGAGATTGGATCTATACAGACAGTCTGATTCACAAGACCCAAACACTGGGGCAATACTAAAATCTTGGAATTTTTATAAAACATTAGATTGCCACGCAAAAGGAATCATTAGCAACTCATCATCAAGTAGCACAAATGATAGACAGGTATTTGGAAACAAATACACAAACCAGCAAATGATCCAGGTTAGAACGTCAGAAAGAATAACCTACAGAGAAAAGGTTACTAATATTCGTGATGCAAAAAACAAATCAATCTGGACAGAAATAGATTTTCCAACAGAAACCCCAACAGTTTTTGAGGTTGTTGGCTCAACTCCAATTACTGATCCATTTGGAAATGTGGTTGGATATAACACTACATTATCAAGGTCGGAGAATCAGCAAATTGGCATCTAATAATGTAGCGCTATTACAAGCAGCCAGCGGTTTAGAAAGACTTATGGTTGGCACCCCAACAAAAGGAGCAATTAGAGATAGCAATGTCGCACAGATATCTGCATTCTTATATTACCAAGCAAACGTAATGGCGGAGCTAGAAGCAAATGAGGCATTTAAAGCTTTGTTTAAACATACATTATTTAAGCAAATAGATAAAGACTTTGGGCAATACATAGACGCATTGTCTAGAACAAAGCCAAAAGCATTTCACCATGTTTATGAATGGGGTAAAGCAGGAAAGCCAGCAGCAAGACTTTTTAAATTAAGAACAATTGATACAACAGGACTTTCTTTTAAAATAGATTTTGATTTTAAATTATCTAAGACTTCTGTTCCATCAAAGAATGTAAAACAAAAGAAGAAATATATATTTGAAAATAAGGCTTCCGTTATGGAAGAGGGTATGCCCGTAATAATCCGTCCAAGGACCGCTGAGAGGCTTGTCTTTGAGATTGATGGTGAAGTAGTCTTTATGCCTAAAGGAGCCTCAGTGACCGTCAAGAGCCCTGGAGGAAGGGCTTCTACAAACCAGTTCAAACTTGCCTATAGTATATTCTTTAGTGGACAACTTGTTAATGAATCAATTAAGAATTCTGGCTTTCAGCAAATCTTTGGATCTAAGATTACAAGAGCCTTGGCAGTACCACTTAATATTAAAAAAGTTCAATATTCTTTCTCCCCAAACAATGTAAGGCGGCAGGCAGATATGGCATTAACACAATCATTTGGAGGGGTACTATGACAAAATATAAAGTAGACTCAATATACGAAATAAGAAAATACCTATGGAAAGAGCTAACTGAATCTGGCGTATTTGATGCCAATGATTATTACAGCGATAACCTTGGCCAAGAAATAATACCTATTATCCCAGTACAGCAGCAGCCAGAGCTTAATCAATTTTTAAGCGGGAAGAAGCATATAGTCTACGATAAGATAGGCTTAACCTATGAAGACATATGGCTATTGTCTTGCGAAAAGATTATATTTACAATATATGCAATTGACGTGGCAGATATAAATGAGGTCAGGAACCTAATGCTAGACGTATTTAGAAGAATGGACGATTCTGCTAAAGATGTAAATGAGTTCAAATCAGAGAACAATTTAATATTTCATAATACCATGATCCTGGAAGCCTCAGCCACAGCCCCATCAGAAGAGATACAGGGTTTCTTTTCAGCAGATGTCATAATAGAGGTAAAATATTCAAGGGTCACGGGCCCAGACGGAAGATTTATTTAGGTTGCATTTGGGGGCATTATACTCTAGAATTGTCCTAGAGGAAAAGAGCCTAGCCAGCACTTTTGATTTTTATAAATCAATATATATATTTATTTAACAGGAGGTAGTAAACATGGCACAGTCCACAGGAAATGCTAGAAATATTCTAGTTGGTGCATCACCACTATTTATTTCAAATCTTGATTCAACATCAGGAATGGTAGAAAATGCAGAACCAGGCAGCGTAGCTGCAGGCGCATATGAAACAACAAAGTCTTACACAGATACACTTAATGCTATTGATATCACATCAACAACAGATAAGTACCGTAACGTAGGTTACACAAACAATGGTCTTCAAATTACTTACAACCCATCATACGGTTCAGTAACAGTAGATCAGCTTCTTGATACAGCAAAGCTATTCAAGGAGTCAATGGAAGTTATGATTGCAACAGAAATGGCAGAAGGAACACTTCAGAATACTCTAGTAGTATTTGGCCAAGGAGCATCAACCAAGGATAAGTCTCTTCGTTCTGGAGAAACCGCTAACATTGGTCTTGAGGCAGGAGCTCTTGGCGTACAGCCAACTGAGCGTCAGCTAATTGCAGTTGGTCAAGCACCAACTACACAGGCTTCATCAAAAACAGAGCGTGTATACTATGCACGTCGTGTGCTTTCAGTACAACAGTCACAGTTCTCACTTGCACGTAATGCTGCAACAACGTTCCCAGTGACATTCCGTCTTCTCCCATCAGGAGAAGCAGCATATGCTGGTCAGGAATACGGTAAGATCATTGACCGTTCTTGGACGTAATAATTAATTTAATTATAGTAAATCCCTCCAGAAATGGGGGGATTTACTATTTGTGCTGATAAAATCTATATGATACAATAATTAAGACTAGATCCTAGGAGGATTCAAATTGGCAACAACAGTATATAGCGTAGAAGAAATTACTCTACAAAATGGCGTAACCGTAAAGCTAAAGCCTTTAACAATTAAAGAGCTTAGAAAGTTTATGGTTGTTATCCAGAAGACAGCAGACGTAACTACAGAAGACGAAACATTAACAATCCTTATTGAAGCATGTGCAGTAGCACTAGAAAAGCAGTTACCAGACTTGGTAAAAGATGTAGATGCTTTTGAAGATGTTCTAGATGTTCCAACAATTAACCGCATTCTAGAAGTATGTGGTGGAATTAAGATGGACGACCCAAACCTTCTAGCGGCAGCGGTTCTGGCTGGGCAGAACTAGATTTAGCCGCTTTATTAGGAGAAGTTTTTCTTTTAGGTAATTGGAAAAATTACGAAGAACTAGAAGAAAGCCTCTCAATGCCAGAACTTGTTCAAACATTTAAGTCAATGCAGAAAAGTGAGTCAGAGAAAAGAAAGTTCTTAGCAGCAATTCAAGGCATTGAGTTAGACAGTGAAGAAGAAGAAAACAAAGGTCCTACCTTTGAAGATATACAAAGAAGGGCACTTGGAATAGAAGCATCAGGAGATGATGTTGTCTCATTACAAGGCTCATTTGCAGCAGAAGCTGGCTTTGGTATTGGAGCAGGATTAGGATACTCAAAGGAGTAGATTACTTGGCTGAACAAAACATTAATACGAACATAACTGCGACGGCAAACTTTTCAAGTTTAACAGCGCAGTTAAGAGCCGTAACCGCCGAGTTAGTTAAACTTCAAGCTACAACCATTGGATTAGATAGAAATCTATCTAATGAAGTAGGCAGAATGAATCGTTCATTTGCCGAAACAATGCGAGCAACTGGACAATTTTCTTCACACTTTGTAACACTTGAATCTGATGTACAAAAGTTTGGAAAGAGGCTAGATACTGGCCGAATGAAACTTGGCGAGTACTTTGGAGTCTGGCAAGGACACACAAGAAAAACAAGTACATTAATTAAAGATCTTGCTAAGCAGCAAGTATTAATGGAACAAGCTGTATTGCAACCCCTGGGAAGAAATGCCCAGGGGCAAATGCAATACAATGTCCACGTAGCTAATGGACTAGATCTTTTAAAAAATAGAACTGCTTTATTAAGACAAGAGGCATCAATTCTTAACAAGGTGATGCTTGATGGATCCAACCAGCTTATCAACTGGGGTAAAAATACACAGTGGGCAGGACGCCAGTTAACAGTTGGATTAACAGTTCCAATGATGGCATTTGGTGCGGCAGCACAAAAAGCATTCCTAGAAGCAGACCAGCAGCTAGTTAGACTTACAAAGGTTTACGGTGGTTTAGCAGAAACATCTTCTGCAGAACTAAAGCAAGTTAGAAAAGATGTCGAGGAGACAGCAAAAGAATTAGCGTCTATCTATGGTGCATCATATAAAGAAACAATCGCATTAGCAGCGGATATTGCAGCAACTGGCAAGCAAGGAAATGACCTGCTTGTATCAACGCAAGAAACAACAAGACTTTCTATCCTTGGTGAAGTAGATAGACAAGATGCAATGAAAGCAACTCTTGCTATTCAAAATGCATTTAAACAAAGCAATGATGAGTTAGCACAATCAATTAACTTCCTTAACGCAGTTGAAAACCAGACCTCAACATCTCTTGCGGATTTAGTTGAAGCAATTCCAAAAGCAGGACCAGTAATTGAATCTCTTGGTGGAAACGTTCAAGATCTTGCTCTTTATTTAACTGCAATGAAAGAAGGCGGAGTAAATGCATCAGAAGGTGCTAATGCCATTAAGTCATCTCTTGCATCACTTATTAACCCAACTAAAGTTGCAAAAGAAATGTTTATGGGATTTGGAATTGATCTTGGATCAATTGTAAAGAGTAATGCTGGAGATGTAACTGCAACAATATTAGCACTACAAGCATCATTAGATAAGCTAGATCCGTTACAAAAAGCTCAGGCAATTGAGCAACTTTTTGGAAAATTCCAGTTTGCTCGTATGGGAGCTTTATTTAATAACCTTGGAAAAGAGGGCTCACAAACTTTACAAGTATTAGATTTGATGAAAGCAAGCACAGAAGAGCTAGCAAGTATAGCAGACCGAGAATTAAAGGCTATGACAGAGTCTGCATCTGGACAATACAAAAGAGCACTTGAAACAATTAAGGCAGAACTTGCAGGCGTCGGTGATCAGTTCTTAAAGATAAGCACATTTGTATTAAAAACAATCAGCGGAATAATTAAGTTTGTAGAAAACCTACCAGGACCAATCAAGTCATTACTGACATTCCTTGGTGGACTAACAGCATTTGCAGGACCACTTATCATGCTTACTGGTGTGCTTGGAAACTTCCTTGGATATATTATCAAGGGAGTATTCCATCTAAAGCAATTATTTAAGGGTGGCTCAGGATTTAAATTATTAACACCTGAAATGATGGCAGCAGCAGAAGCTGGTAAGGTTGTAGAAAAATCATTCTTTAGTGATGCACAAGCTGCAATAGCATTAGAGACAGCAGTTAATAATCTTGCAGCGTCATTTGATAGATTGAAAGCAAGCGCATTAAATTCAGCAGTTGCAACAAGCTCAAGTATAAGTACAATGGGTGGAGCAACAGTATTGTCTCCAACAGGCGTTGCAGCAAATGCAGAAAGAATGGCAGATAAAGATAGCAAGTTTATAGGTGCTCCTTATAGCAGACAATTTGCACACACCATACCTGCAGCTATACAGCAGCCAGGAACCATATTTGGCGTTGTTCCAAACCCAGGTCCAGTAAATGTTAGAGTAAGCAACAATCCACAGATGTATATGGATCAGGATCTTCCAAGAGTTCCTGGCGTAACATCTATAAGTGGAGTTTCTACGGGAATCGTAGCTGCAGAAGCTGCTAAATGGCATGCTATGACAGCAGCAATTGCTACACAGTCACAAGCAGAGCTTTCATTATTAAAGACCGAAGTAGCAGCAACTGGCACAGTTACACATGAGTTATCTTCAGTATACCAAGCAATGCTTCCACAGATGCAGCAGCTCACACAATTGGCTGCAGATGAAGGAGCCATGATTGTAAGACAGCTACAGCAAGGTGTAATTACTGTAGATCAAGCAAGAGCAAAAATTATTTCATTAAATGCAACTATTGAAGTTATGATGGCAGAGACAGCTGCACAGGTTGCCGCTGGTATGGGAAGAGGAATAAATCTAACCACAGTACCATTTACTAGCCAGCCAGTGGTTGATCCAGTAACTGGCAAGTCTAACATGAAAGAAATGTTCCATAAGCCAGAGACAGCAGCTCTTGTCGATAAGGTGGCAGAAGGATTAGGTGTTAGAACTTCTGGAGGCGGATACAGCATAGAAACAACTAAGCCAAGAATTATTCTTCCAAAGAGAGGTCCACTTAGAGGCTTTAATGATGGTGGATATGTATACACATTAGAAGATGGCCCAGTTGTACCTGGTGACAAGAGTGTAAACTATGACAATACAATGGCAAAAATACCAGTTGGTGGTTTTGTATTAAATCAAGATGCAACAAGAAATAATCCACAGCTAGTGGAATATGCAAAAAAGAGTAAGCCATATAACCGTGGCGGAATGATTGATGCAATGCTGACTCCATATGAGACAGTATTTACACCAGAACAAACACAAGAGATGTTGCCTATACTAGAGGCAGCAAATAACGGACAAAGAATTCAATTTAGAAATGCAGGCGGAATTTTAGGCGGACCAATTGTTTCTGGTAAGCACAATTATGGAAGAATCAATCTACCAAAAACTGTTATAGATGCAGCAGAAGATCTTTTGTCTCCAATAATGAAGATGGGTAAGAGAGTTGCAACTTCTGGATCTAATGCTCAAAAATTTGTTGACGAAGCACTAGGAAAAGCAGCACCAGCAAAACGCACACTTAAAAATCCATTTGGATATTTCTTTGTTGGTAACTGGGGACTCAATACTAGAAAAACAACAAACTCAAAGATAAATACCAGTACAGCAAAGCCACAAGAAATAATAGATGACATCATGTCACTCCCTCCTGCAGAAGCACTACCAGCACTAAGAAGATTCTTAAAGGTAAATAAAATAGATGACGAGATGGCAGACTCATTAGTTTTAGAAGCAAGAGACAAAATTGTAGGAAACTTCCAAGCACATGGGGATACATTAATTGGAGAAAAATTATTTGCAAAAGCACAACACGATGTATATTTAGAGATAGCAGAAAGATTAGGGTTAAGAAAGAAATATATTAGGTCTTTAGGTATACCTGGACAAAGAAGAGCATTCCGTAAACCAGGAGATACTAAATCTGGATTTAAAGCTGCCACAGGAATAAATCCTTATGGCACAACAAACGTAGATGAATTAATTGCAAAGAATGATGAATTCGGAACAGACTTCATGGGTTCTTATGAATCATACAATCCTAAAGGAATGACAGTTAATGGTGAGCGTGGAGCTTTTGCTCATATGCAGCTTGATGAATTTGAAGAATTTGCAATGGGCGGACCTATTTTAAAGAAGAAAAGAAACTACGGCAGACTGTTTCTTGGAATGCCTAAATCAATTAAGCAGGTTCAAGAGCAAAGAAAACGTAGAGAGGTTATGGAGCAGACGACAGAAGCAGTAAACAAGAGTCGTTTTGCAAAAGAAGAACCAACTAACTTTGGAAAGAAAGAAGAAGATACAAAAGGTCACAGCTTCCCAGTCGAAGGCGTGGGCGGAGTGTACACAAAGCCAGACGGAACAAGAGTATTTGTTAAGCCAGTCCTTGATGAAACTGCCGCACTTGCTGAGCAAAGATATAATGCAATACACCAAGGCGCACATAGACTAACACCACCTCAGCAGGAAATAAGGGTAATGATAGACCCGACAGATCCAGCAGGGAAAAGAAAGCTTCTTGTTCTTGAATCACCTTATGATCCAAGATTTGCAAGCTTACCAAAAGAAATGTCAGAGCAGGAGTACTTCCAGCAGTTACTTGCATCAGCATTAAGAGGAGATAAAGACTTATCACCTGGCAACATTGGAGGAAGTTTTGTTGCAGACGGCGGAACCATGGGTGTATTTAAAACAGCTTCTGGTTTGAGATCATATGCAGACGATATGCCATCAGTTGCAGAACAAGCAAGAATTAATTTACTTGGCGTAAAGGGCGGAGCAAAGAGATTCTTTGCAGAATCAACAGTAGACATTCCAAGAGGAATGACCCCTCAGCAATATCAGCAATCAATGCTTAATGAAATTGATGAAGTTCTTCCTAGACTAAAAGAAACAATTGCTGGCTTTAAAGGTCTAACTCCAAGAGAAGAAGAAGTTTATGCTGCAATGATACAAAGACTTGAAGATGCAAGACATGTAAACTGGAAAGAGTTCCATGGCATACATTCAGCAGTCAAGCCAACAGCTCCAAAATCATTAACACCAGCAGCACTTGCTAAATTAGAAGAAGCTGCAGCATTAAGAGCAAGACAAAAGGGCCACGCAGCAAGCTTAAGCGATATGGCATTTAAATCTGATGCTAATGGATTTAATGGCGGTGGATTAATCAATGTTATTAAATCTCTTGCTATGCGTAGAATTGGCGCAGGGTTTGGCAAGAATACAACTGGCGGGTGGGGAGTAACATCACTAGAAATAGGAATGGCAGAAAAGCTATTTGCTTCTAGCGGATTAACAAAGAGAACACAAAGAATTCTTTATGACAAGTTTGCAGAAGCACTTGCAAAAGAAATGCCTTATGGCTATTCTAAAAATGCACAAGGACAATTACTGAAAGCACTAGAGCCAGATATTATGGACTCAGTTATTAGATCAGCCGCATCATCTACAATTTCCGCACCAGAAGGAAGAAAAGTATTATCTGCAATAGACAGAGATATCCTTAAAAGAAGATACACAAACTGGGAATCAAGAAAAGATACTCCGTTAACAGAAGAGTTAAAGAAATTAATATTTGGCTTAGAGGGTAGAGAAAAGGGTGGACCTGTATCTGGTGGAACACCTTACATAGTTGGAGAAAAGGGACCAGAGCTATTTGTTCCTATGAACAGTGGAGGTATTGTTCCTAACCATGCATTAGGCGGAATGATTAAAAGTGGAAAGTATAATTATGGAGCACTAGGTCCAGTTGCAGGTATTGTTGCACAGCAAGCTTTACCACTAGCTGCATTTATGTTATTGCCAAAAGCTTTAGAGAAGTTAGGAATCGCTAGCGAAAAATCAAATCTTATTCTAAATGGAATCTTTGCGGTAATGACTGCTGGATCAATTTACAAGGGTATAAAAACTGCAAAGGCTGCTAAGGCTGCAACTGGTGCTACAGGAGAAGCAACGGCAGCTGTTGCAGCAGAAAGAAACGTTGGTAGGTTTGGTCAAAGTTTAGCAAAGCTTAATGCTGCTGGCAAAGCAATTCCTGGTTGGGGCAAGGTTGCAATATTTGCATTAACAACACTTGCAACAGTCTCTTATGGAGCATGGGAGAATGCAAGAAAAGCAAGACTTGCTTCTCAAGAAGCATTAGATGTAAATGAAATACAAGCAAAACAACTTGGCATAACATACACAAGCCTAACAGACAAAATTAAAAAAGCAACAGAAGCTGCAAAGGCACAGGGAGAGTTAGCAAAGATTAAGGCTGCTGGATCTACCGCTATAGGCGGCGGAATCAATATGTCTGTAAAAGAACTTAATGCTCTACAAAAGAAAGCTAAAGAAACACAAGGTGACATCGTACAGATGTTTAATAACCTTGATGAAAATGATGTTACAAAAGCAGCAACAGCACTCAAGGTTCAGCTAGTTGCAGCAGGAAAATCAGCACAAGAAGCTGCAAAAGAAATTTACAGCATTATATCTGTTTCAAATAAAGCTGCCCAGGCAACTGCAGCTGTATCCTCATCAGAATTTTTAAGAGTAGTAGACAGAGCATCCGCAGCAAGAGTAGCAATAGAGACATTTGTTAAATCAATTGAAGGCGCAGATGTAGACAAAAAAGAAATAGCAGCCTCATTTAGCGGCGGGCTAGATGCAATACAGCTATACTACCAAAGCCTAGTTGGAATAAAAGATGAGACTGGAAAAGCAAAGACACAGACAGAGGCTCTAAATGACACAATAGAGCAAATGAATGCAAATAAGAATAATCAAAAAGATATTGGCGATGACATATTAAATCTTCTTGTAAAAGAAAACCCTTTATACAAAGATATACTTAATTCAAATGATAGCATGGTTGATGCATGGGCAAAAATACAGCTTTATACAAATGGAGTAACTGCTAATCTATCAGGGTTAAGCGGACAAGAAGCACAAGATTTGCTACAGGTAGTGACAGCAATTTCACAAGCTGCATCTGAAATGACTACAAATGCTAACTTATTAAATAACCCACTTGATGCAATTGCAGATTATGGAACAGCAGCAAAACTTGCATACGATAAAGCAAAGAAGGCCTCAGACGATGCAACAAAGAATGCTCAAAAGAATGCAGATGCAGAGATAAAGGCTCTAGACAAGAAGATAGAAAAGATCAACGAAGAAGCAGATGCAAGAATACGTGCTATTGAAGATCAAGCAGAAAAGCAAGATTATTTAACAGAGGTACAAAAAGAGCAACTAAATTACCAGCAAGCATTGTTAGCTGGAGATATGTCACGTGCAGCACAGTCACAGCTTAATATACAAAGTCTAACAAACGAAAGACAAAAAACATTATCAATAGATGCAATCCAAGACAAAAGAGATGCAGAAGTTAAAAAGCTTGAACAGGCAAAAGCTGCAGTTCAAGAGAGACTTATTAAGCTTCAAGAGAAAGCAAACAAGCTACAGGAAATTGCTAACATTAAGCAAAAAGAATATGCATCGATACAGGCGCTACAGCAAAGTATTGCAACTACTATATCAAAAGCTGGAATGACAACAGATGAGGGTGTTCTAGGAACCTTGGCAAAAGCACTACAATCAGACGTAGCAGCGTTAGCTGCAATAAATTCAGAAGGTGCAGCTGCAGCAAAAACAATTACAACTGGTGTTCCGATGACAGCAGCAAAAACAGTTACTGGTCCAAAGGGCTTAAGTTTCCAGCAGCCTGGCACAGCTGACTGGCTCACATATTTAAAAAAGATAACTAATGATCCTGGTGGAGCAAATAACTCAGCTGTAGAATATGCAAAAAAATATTTTGATGGTTTTGGAACACACGTAGACTCATTTGGAATGTATGTCAAAAAGCTACTAGGCTTACCAGAAGTTGGTTCTGCTAGAAAGTTTGCTAACTCTTCAGGATCTCCAATAAAGCTAGTTCCAAAAGAAGGCGACCCTAATAGATATACAGATTCTAAAGGTAACACATACACTACTGCTGACGCATACGGAATAGCAAAACCAGCAGAAGATACAAAGGCTTCGTATAAATCATTTAAGCACCCAATTGCAGCCAACCGTGGTGGCAAGAGAATTTATGACACTATGGGGCAGCCCCTTTATCAAGAGCATGTTGTGCAGTCTACTGGATATAGATTTATGCCAAATGGATTTGTGCTAGATAAGTCTGGTAATACTGTTGGACTTTGGGCAAATGCTAACTACACAGATGGAACAATGGTTTCATATAATAAGGGCGGTAAGGTAAAGCACTTTGAGCCAGGAGGAAAAGTATCTGGTCCAGGAACAGGGACATCTGATTCCATTCCAGCCATGCTTTCAAATGGAGAGTATGTAATTAAAGCAGACTCAGTTTCAAAATATGGTGTAGAAACATTTGATGCTCTAAATGCACAGAAACTTGCAGGCGGTGGCGCAGTAGGATTAGGATCACCAGCACCAATAAATTCAGGATATTTAAATGAAGGTGGAATGATTCCAGGCTACAGGTTTGGTGGTCTTGCAAAAATAATTTCGGGCATAGTTGGTAAAATTTCTAAAATTTTCCCTAAAATAAAAGGTAACAGTGGATCAGTTGGTTTGCCTAAACCTAAACTGACTATGGCTCCTAAACCTACTGGCCCTTCAGCAGCAGCTATGGCAAGACTTACACCAGAAGAAAAAGCATTTGCAATGGCAGATATTGATGCACAAGCAATCTCTGCAATTAAATTAGGAGATGCATCTACTCTTTCTATTCCAGATGAAGGATTTTCTTTTGTTCCAGCCAGAGCAAAGGCTGGGCAAGATGCTATTAAATCTGGGAATCCAGAAAGGATTAGCACAAGCACTGATCTTATCTGGGAACTTGTACAGTCTCAAAGAGAAGCATTTTTGAGAGCAAAGTATCCTAAAGCTAACTTAACAGACGTAAAAACATTTAATGAACTTTATGCAAAAGAATTTTATGGTGTCGGTAAAGATGATATTGTTAAGCTATTTAAAGGTGGATATGGAGAATCTCAAGGTGCTTCCTGGAGAACTGGATCAGATGCGACACCAACATATTTTTCAACAAACCCATATGTAGCAGCAGAGTATGCAAGATTTAAGGACAGAGTTCCTGTTGGTAAAGAATTGCCAATGTTTTCAATGGATGTTCCTCTCAGCCAACTAACCAAACCACTTGGACAGGGAGCTTCCACTGCTGGAGCACAAGGGTCTTTGGAGTTCCCACAACTTATGACTGGCCCAATGCTTGCATCGCAAACACCACAGCCTTATGATCTTCCATCCCAAGTTTATGGACTTATGAGCAACCCAACAAATATAAAACATGGAAGATACTGGCCATACCCAGGTTATCACAAGGGCGGAGCAGTTGGTCATAGACATGGAAGAAATGCTCCAAGTACAAACAATTTTAATATGCTTGATCTTCCACTAAGCGCTAGTTCAACTGCAACCATGTTTTCCCCAGCAAGCGGTATGTATGGAGAGGAATCAAAACCTCAAGATAGAGAAAGAACAAAAGCTGGACTTATGTCTTTGATGAAGCCATTTACTCCATCAGAAGCCCCAGATGCAAACAAGCAATCACAATGGTCTAAAAATGTTCGTCAGTTTGCTGCATTTATGAAGCCATATCAGAAATATATCGGTCCTGCAGCACCAATTACATCATTTTTGTTTGAGCCTCTACAACAGAGTGCAACTAATATTTATGCTGGAGATGCTAAATGGAATGACTATACAAACGTCATTTCAGCATTTGCTGGAACTGGAGCAATTAAAACTGGTGTAGCTGGAATTGCAAGAGGCGCAAGCAGATTCGGTGGTAGTGCCGTTAAAATGGCACAAAGCATCGGTAGTGGAATAAAGAGTGGAACACTAGGAACTTCTAAATTCCTTTCAAGTGTACCAGCTAGAATAAGAGAGTTACGTCTTCCAAATGCTCACCCTGGCCAAAATTTTGCATCTGGATTTAAAATAGGAAAACATCGTGGTACACCTACTAATGGATATGCAATAGATCCAAAAATTGTAGCAGCTAAAGAAGCATATAAAGCACCACTAATTAAGATTTTAGAAGATGCTGGATATGAGCTGGTGCCACATAATGGCACGTATCTAAGAAAGGGATCAAACCACAATTACCCTAGACCAGACGATATGATAGAAGAGGGCCATCCTTTATTTGAAACTTACGCTGCTTTAAATAGAGCAGACTATATGTTCTTTCCACAAGTAGAGGCAAGAACCCCACATCACTATGGAAGTGTACTTGGAGCAAAAATAAAATCTTTAAAAGATGGTTTTACAAAATTCTTAACAAATCCATCTGAATCTAGAGGCGGAAGTATTGTTCCAAGACTTATGTCTAACAGATTTTTTGGTAGAAGCCTTACAGATTATATTGCAGGACTTAAGGGCAAGAATGACCTATTTGAAATTGGTCTACCATTGTCTTCTATAAAAGAAGCTTTAGCTACAACAGTTTTGCATGGCGGAGACTTAAAGAATATAATGAATAGAGTTGTAACCTCTGGACCTGTTGGCGAGGGTGGTAAAATCTTTAGAGGTAAAGCAATTAATCCGATTGACAACTGGTTTGGACTGGATCTTTTTGCTACATCAAGCAAAAGTGTTGCAAGAGGATATGTTGAGAAAAATGGCCCAATGGCTAGTATATTTGAATTAGTTTTGAAAGCACAGTCTGCCAATCCTTTAGATATTAGACATGGAACGTCTTCATTATCTATATCAAATCCTAAATTCTTAAGATCATATGTAAAAACATTATTAAAAGCTGGAAAAACAAAAGAAGCATTTGATTTCCTTCTTCAAGAGGGAGGCTCTATTGCAAGAAATATTTCTGGTGCCAGATCAAGAGCAACATCCTTTAGTACAGGAACTGAAACAATAGAGGCTTTGCTTAAATCAAGGCTTGATTCAATTCTTCATAGCGGAGGGTTCCAGGTAAATCCAGATCAAGTTTTCCATAATGTTTTAGCAATGCTTGATCCTGAAAAGCTAGTTTCTCGTTTTTCAGATATTGGATTAGCTAATGGCGGAATGGTTAAGATCCCTAAATTTGAAAACGGAATCAATATGGTTCCCGCAGATATGCTTGCAATGCTTCATAAGAATGAAGCAGTAGTTCCTGCTAATATGAACCCCTTTAATCCTAATGCTAATAATGCTACAATGGGTGGAGGCGTATATAACATTACAAATAATATCAATGGATTTGATGGTGATATAAATGCACTATCTGATATGGTTACAAGAAAAACAGTTGACTCTATAAAGACAATGAGCAAGATATCAGTTAAGTCTATGGGAGAAAGCAGATCATTAGGAAGCGGATTGGAGGTTAGAGCATAATGGGTTATACAAAATTACCTAAAGGTGTAGGGTTACAAATAGAAGGCAAGGATGTTCTTGCCACCGTCCCAGGCACCATTTTAACTTGGCTAAAAATATCTGACCACAATAGATCAGAAATAACTGTAGGATCAAATAGAATCCAGCAAGTTCAAAGAATGGCTAACGGAACCCTTAGAAAATTTTTTATTGCTGACAAAAAAACATTTAGCGTTTCTTGGAATATGCTACCCACTACAAGAACACATACGGCAGATGGAAACCTTGGCGCAGAAGACCTAAGAAGGTTTTATGCAAGCGAAGAGGGCAAGGGCACATTTAGAATATTATTAAACTTTGCAAAGTCTGGTGCCGCAGAAGACAATGTCAATACAGGAGAAGTATATACAGTCTCGTTTACAGAATTTTCCGCAGTCTTACAAAAGCGTGGATTACATTCTTTCTGGACAATATCAATGACGCTGGAGGAAGTATAATGATTTCTCTTGCAACACAGGCACAAACAGATGCCGTCACAGGAATATTAAAAAACAGATCTTCAATCAATGTATCAGTTGGCTGTGAAATAGAATACAATATGAATACAATGATAGACAATATATCAGTGTATTCATCAAATACAGATGCAGAATATACTGCTGGTATAACTGATTTCAAGCAAGGGTCAGCTAATCCATTTAAAAAGCTATTCCCAGTTGATTCTATTATAAAGCCATTTAGACCACTAAATTCTGGTGTAAAATATTTTGTAGTGCCAACAAATGGAACTAATTTTATATACAAAGATCCAAAAGCTACATACTATAATCTTTCTACACCAAGAGTTTATTATCCAGGCCCCTCAACATTTTATAAATACTGGCTCTCTCCAGAAGGCAAAGACTCAACAATAACAATTAAGTATTCACAAACAACTGTTGCTATTGTAAAGGCGGAGGCATCAAATACTGGTACAAGGTACAAGGTTAAATATACAACCACAGTACCGCATGGATTTGTAACTGGTAACACAATAACAATAACTGGCATGTCAGACACAGCATATAATACAAACGGCAAAATTATAGAGGTGCCATCAAGTACTTCATTTATTATAGAAAAGAACATAGGTAAGATTGGCTATCTAACATCTGCTGGAGTAGCCACTATACCAGAAACAAAAGCAGCAATTGCAAATAAGATATTAATTAGATTTGATAAGAATCATGCACTACCATCCGAAGTTACAGTTAGCATAACCTATAAAGATGGAACAGTAAAGTCAGGAATAATGCCTAACTTCAGCACAGATTTTCTATCAGGAGAAATATCCTTATACCCTACTGAAGCAGATACAAACTGGATTCATTTTACTGACAATATTTATAGAGCACCAAAGTATATAAAGTCAATTGCATTAACTGCAAAAAATCCTGGCGGAACAAGTGTTATGGGATTAATAGAAATTTCTGCAAGATGGGTAAAGGAAATAAGCCCACTAGTTGCAGGATTTTCATTGTCACAAGAGTCTTCAAATTCATCTTCAAGCGACATCCTTCCAGTAGGGAAGCTTTCAGC